GGGTCTCCGGGTCTCCGGGTCTCCGGGTCTCCGGGTCTCCGGGTCTCCGGGTCTCCGGGTCTCCGGGTCTCCGGGTCTCCGGGTCTCCGGGTCTCCGGGGATAATCAAGATAATCCGATTAACTCGATTATCAGATAATCAAATATAATAAATTCCTAAAGTTAATATAATATTATTTAGAATAATATTATCTTGCGAAGGGCAAAAACGCCATATAACCCCCAGATAATCAAGATAATCAATTCCTAAAGTTAATATAATATTATTTTAGATAATAGAAACAAACTAGAATGAAAAATGCGATATAATATTATCTCTAGGTTATAATCAGGAATAGATAATCAGATAATCAGGACAATATATAATCTTCCAGATAATCAGATAATCAAAAATGGATAATCAGACAGATAATCAGATAATAAATTTTCAGATAATCTGCCAGATAATCAGATAATATTATATTTAGATAATATTATCTATTATATAGGGTAAACCCTATATTGCATTGCAGCATTTTTTGAAAAAAAATCGAAAAAAAATCGGATTTTTTAAAAATTTTTAGAAAAATTTTCCAGCAAAAATTGGGGCTACTCGCTACGTCTGGAAACCAGCATCCGCTTTTGCCCCATACAGCAATTATTTTTCTTCAAAATGCCCAGAAGAAGGCTTACCACCTAAAGCACCATTAGCTCTAGCCGCCGCCGCTTTAGGAATAGAAGTTTGTTTACCACCTTTATGCCCTAATGCTTTAGCCGCTTGCGACAAAGTTGTGTACTTAATGCCACCAGCATCATTCTTAACAGGCTTATTCATTGCGCGCTCCAGTTTTGCACTAACCCAAGCGCTTGGGTTAGGGGTATACAAAATCTCTATACCCAAGCGCTTGGGTATGACTAATACTATCTTGCTCTCTTGATTGTGTCAAAGGATAGAACAGTAGTAGCGGGTTGCTTGGTATTCTCTACAGCAGTCAGCTTTGGCTCAACCATACGGCGAATCTCCGACTTAGACTTGCCTTCAATCACCGAAGGAACAGCAAAGATATGCTTCTTATTCGTGTAATCCGAAGAAGCCAATAATCCTAAATCAGTCCAACCAGCTTCCTTGAACGCATGGAGTAAAGCCGCTTGCGGTATCTTCACCCCATGAGGGATTTGAACCCCTATCATTGGCTCACACAAGTCATGGAATGGACTACCACAAATGCCATCTTTAAATACGGACAAGCGATTACGCATCAAATCAACTAAATAGGATTCAGCGGGAGAGCGACCATGCTCAATCAAATTGGTCTTAAACTCTGTCATGGCGGGAGTAGCACCCGGATTGAACTTAGAAACATCACGCTGATATAGATACGCGGTAATCTGTTCAAAGCCACCAGCATTAAACCAATCCCAGATTTGTTTGCCTTCATCATCACTCATGCGGGGTGCATCAGAGCTAATACAGAACCAACGGCGGTCTTGTGAAGCCAAACTAATAGGGATCTGCTCATTAGAAAAGGCGAGAACAAACAAGCGATTTGCCATTTGGTATGGGTGTAAGCCCTTACGATTGATATTGAGCATTTCAGGAGGTGCGGCAATGATTGGCTTGAGCTTGTTAGCCAATGCTCTACGAGTAGAAGCATCTGGCTCTTTAAGCTCATTGATAATCAGAATCTCGGATTCAAGGTCATAGCCCCATTGAGAACCAATGGTTTCGCTATCCATGTAACCACGATTCTTTAGGTTTGAGCCACAGACTGACCAAATGAACGGCGACCAAAGCGTATCCTTACCGCAACCCTCATCACCTACATGAAGAACTGCATGGTTGATCTTAATCTTAGGGTTCTTGAGCTTAAATGCCATGATATTAAGCAAATGATTGCGGTCTTTCTCTGATGGCACTAAGCGAGCCAATAGATTAGTCCAAAGGCTAATGTCCCCTACTTTGGTATCTTCAATGTTAGGTCTAGCGTCCACCCAACGATTGCCATATATGTCGCCTTCGCGCCCAACATAGACTGATTCACCAGCGGCATAGGTTAAATTAACCAGTATCTTGGCATTGACAGACTCACGGCGTTCATCAAAACTAATAGACGCGGCAACTTGTGGCTTTTTGCCATGAATAGAACGGCACTCGATATGACGATAGATAGCATTAAATGTAGAACGAGAGATTTCTCTGCGGTTCACCAAGTCAAAGTAGGAATCGTTAGCCGATACATAGGCAAAATGCTTATGCCAATCTCCCTTTTGGATACGCCCTAAAGCCCTTAAATCAAGCTCCCGCATGAGTTCTTCATTGGACGAAAACATCTTAGAAGGAGTCAATAAAGCACGAGCTTGGGTATATAGATCAGTTAGCAACTCAGGGCGCAAACCAGCTTGATGCTGTTTTGCACCTTGACCAGCCGCCCAATCTAGGAACACTTGCGATGTAATGTGGGTGCAATGTTCATGGAAGCATTTGAAAGAGCGCGTTACAGGGTGGTAGCGACCCATAGGATTGTTATCGCTATGGTTCTGGGCATTAGGGCAAAGCACCCCATACCAGCCTGTGTTGTTGGCTCTATCAAGGATAGCGTTGTGGTCTGATAGCCATGTGAGAATGTCGTCCTCGCCATTATCGGCAACCTTGATAGCACGAACTGAAGCCGTATCTGCTTCATTGGGCTTAACGTCTAAAGCTTTGCAAATCTGCTCTAAGCTAAACTCATTTTCTGGATGGAACTCTACAAGTTCAGACTGAAATGAATCCTTGTTTGGTTTGAGATTGACAGAACCGGGCAATCTAAAGTTACGAACCGCATTAGTAGCGCCACCATCGGTATATCCAGCCTTGGCAATAGCATTAATAGCCGCGCAAAACTCACCTTTAGTAGGCATCGTATCAACAGCAAACGTATATCCCCATTGGAAGTTATCAGGGGATGTTTCCATGATCCAAGTAGGCTCTAGCGGTGGGGTCTTAGACTTCGTACCAATATCGTCTAGTACCATAACCGCTACATATTCACAGTTTGAAGCTGAAGCGGATAGTTTGCCATCAACAAAGCGGTCAATAATGTAAGAGCCTGTATTGCCATACCAAGCACCAACGCCGTTGTAATGCTCGGGCAAATGAGGTAGCCAAGTATATTTAATAGTCTTATCGACATTTAGAACTGGCTCACCAGCCCTAGTAACTGGCTTTTGCAAAACCATCAACATGGTTTCGCCCTCAACTGCCAATTTTTCTAAATACTCAACGAAGTCTGTATTTATCAGCATATTATTCTGTGTTATTATTTTGTCAGCCATTATCTTGTCCTCTAGCTTGATCTCTGGTTAGAAAAGCTGAGAATCTTATTGGGGTTCTCAGCTTTTTGGTTTATTAGTTTACTACTTCCCATACCGCGTTAATATCTTTCCTTCTACTGCTAAGGGTAAGTCCTGACACCACGCGGGGGGTGTACACATAATTTCTTTTGCTTGCTCTAATCTTGCAGGCGCGTCCTCTATCTTACACTCGATTAATACCTCATCATGCGCGGTTAGAACTACATCATCTATCTGACGTAATACATAGCGCAATAGATCATTAGCGGTTGCTTGGCAAACATTTTCTACTGCAATCCCAGCCCACAATCTAGCTCTTGACCATTCTTTAGCATCGCTTTCAGGCTTCCAAGCAGACTTAGCATAGCTAATACCGCCATCATCATCAAACCGCGCAAAAGGATAGCAAAGAAGTCTGCCCGATGGCAATGAATACCAAAGATGAACGCTGTCAAAGTAATACCCAACGCGTCCAGCAACGAAAGAATCTTTAATAGGAAAGCGCATCGCTTTGGTGTAGGCTTCTTCTGTATCTCTCCAGTACTGGACAGCCCATTGGTTTGCCTTACGCCATTTGTCGACTGTAGCTTTGGATTCGCCTTCTGGCAAAAGGATGCCGTAGTTTCTACCCATGTTAGAGAACGCGCCCACACCACCACCATATCCGCAAGCTAAAATAGCTACCTTGCCAATAGTTCTTTGTTCTGGCGTAACCTTGTCCTCTGGAACTCTAAACATCTTCGCGGCTTCTTTAACGTAGATATCCTCGCCAGCACGAAATACGTCTAATACTTCTTGCCCTTGTGGATGCTTTGATAGCCAAGGATTTACCCTAGCTTCAATTGCCGCCCAATCCAACACCACGAAAGCGTTGCCTTCTGCTGGTAATAATGCGGGTCTAATCATGCCTTTAAGCACTTCGCTTACGCTTTTGCCAAAATTAGGCACTAAGTTCTCGCTGTTAAGCATAGCTTTACGCACAGCTTCAGGGTCTTTAGCTGTCTTACGAGCCATATTCTGTAGCTGTAAACCATACGAAGCCACCCTTCCTGTAGCGCTACCGCCATTAAAGATGAACGCACCTCGTACACGTTGATCTTCTGGATCAGCCAGCTTTGCCATGCGGGTGAACTTGGCAACTGATGATGCCCATATATCAGAAGCGCATTGCAATACGTCTGCTACCTCTGGCGGTACTTCATCAGGGTTCTCATCGGCTAGGATCAATAGATTAGCCCTAACGGACTTATCTACGGACATTTTTTCTTCGCCATCTTTGACGACAACCATTAGCTTCTTAGCCTGTTCACCAACGCGCTCTAGTACCCAGCTTTTCATCTTGGTGCTTCTAACGCTGGTAATAGCCCCTTTGGTAATCTCTTGGACTAACTGTTCAACGTCCTGTAGTTCGGTTGCGGCGTAAGCTGTAGCGGCTTTAGCTAAAGGCACATCCACACGGATACCACGTTCATTGATACGCTCATTGATATGGTAATCAAGTAATTCTTCTTCGGTGAGTTGGCGCATATGTTTACTGACATTACGCATAGCTCTTACGTCTTGACGACAATAGTTCGCCATTTCACTTAGCAAAGTAGGGTCATAGTTAAATGTACCATCTGCCCTAGGAATACTCAACTGTCTTACCAATTGTAAGCCTTTAAAGTCCTTCTTCATAATGGCACTAGAAAATCTACCAGCATCTTCTAAAGAACCGGGATAACAATTAGCTCTAGCTTGAGCCGCAGTACAGTACCAACTTGTGAGCTTTGGCTCTGGCACATCAAAAGAAGGGCAAAGCACATACCAAGTAATGAGGCGATCAAAAGCGGCATTGTGGGCGCGTATTTGACCACCCGATTTGAAATGGTCAGCAACACGTTTTGGAAACGGCTCATTTGGAGTCCACATGATTACTCTCTCATCATCAAAAGAGTAGCCAAGGTAAATGATCTCAGTACTAGGGTCTTGGGCGTAGTTATACGCTCCAGCCGTTAGCAGATTGCATCTTGATCTTGTTTCGTAGTCGAGCCAGAGGGTTGTCATTTAATTAATTGTTAAATTGGCGTTGAGTTTCAGCGAGGGTTTTATTGTTAATTACCCATTCAAGTCTTTTTAAGATAGATTGGGTAGTTTCTAAACTAATAGCTTCTTTCAAAGCTAAAAATAAAGTGTCGAATAAAGGCGCAATAGCTTTTATATCCCCTTGTATGGCGGCAACGCCTACACCATCAGAAGGCATTGCTATAAAAGCAAAGCTATCTGCATCGGGGCACATTTTTGATATTGTTTGCTCAAAGCTATTCATTATGATTTCCCTTGCTTATGTTTGCGACCAACGCCTTTTTTGGTGCTGGATTTACTCTTGGTGTGATGAATCTTCTCGCTCTTAGCCCCAAGGCTAGGAAAGATATTTTCAAGCTTTACGCCAGCGGCTTTAACCAATGCAAGTTTGACTTGACTAATGGCTCTACGATCATCTGGTGATAGGTTTTCTTTTTTCATTTTGTTCTCTAGGTTAGGTGGGGTCAGTAAGTCTTTTTAGTCTTTCCACTTCGTGTAATCAAGCTGAATAGTGTCGAACTAACCCCATATTACTTAAACTGCTCTACGGCGGCGCGTTGGCGCTACTGCTTCTACTTCGTCAACCATTGGTGGCTCTTCAAGCTCCAACTCAGGTTGTTCTTCATCGCTACCACCATCCATCGACACCCAGTTAAGGATTTCAAATTCAGGGATAAAAATTTTACCGAACTTGTCGTGAACATAATGGGAGCTTTTTAGCTTAACAATTGCTACTGGTGTAGATGGATCAGCAATAATATGCTCTGACACATCTGTACCTAGCTCTTGTACTGCACGTTTGCCACCCAAAGAAGCTGTTGCGAAACGTGCCTCTAAGCCTTCATCAGACCCAGACATACATTTCATTGCAAAGCCAATCTGTTGCTCCCAACCTTTAGGAGCGCCATCAGGCGCGGCTTCTAATGCTGGCAATGGTTGTGTAACTGAAACCATTTTTTCGCCTAGTAACTGCCCTGCTCCCCAAGCTACAAAGCCGTGAACGAAAGAGAAAGGGTTAATAGCCCATTCTGAATCCTTCTCAACACCTGTTTGATCTGCACCAAAAGTCCAATGCCCTGTCTTGTCCATCTTAGCGATAACAACACCAACATCATTGGTTTTGGAAAGATTAGCGCGAAGTGCTTTAGCTAAGTCCTGTACTGCTGGGAGTCCTGCTGATTTAAATGTAGTTAAATTTGACATTATTTTATTCCTGAGATTAAGTTAATTTTGAAAGGGCGGCGGTGATTTGCTTCCCAATTTGTAATACCGCTGGTCTTGGATCAGAGTCCTCAACCAACGTACTGCCTGAACTAACAGCCACCACTAATTCCTCTGGCAATTCGAGCTTGTGTTTTTTAAGCACCTTCTCAGCTTTGGCGGGGGAAATAATAGATTCCTCTATTAGCTCAGTTAGATCAAGTCCAAGTTCTGCCATCTTCAGCAACATCTTGTCCTCGCTAACCCATTGTCTAGTAGCCCTTTTAGCTACCAGCTTGTAACCTTTTATAGCAATATCTTCTTCTAACATCTGATGCGCTAACGATCTGAGGTCAGCGATCCAGCCTTCAAGAATGTCGGCATTGCGTAAGTAATTTCCTACCATCACAGGATCAATGTTTTTCCATTGAACCATCAAGGCACGATCTACTTCACCTGTTATCTTAGGACAAGTTGGTTTGGCTGTACACCATTTGCAATGTGAGCCTACCTTTAAAGTAGCGGAAGCATGAGCCGATTCTTTAACTGCACTTGCTAATTCAATTTCAAATTCTTTGATACGAGCAGGAGTAGTCACCCAGCGCTTCATCATAGGAGGCTGAATAATAATAATTTCAACTTCTGCTACGCCTTCAAATATCCATTTGGTTTCAGGTGTACGCATAGCCGCCGCCGCATAGAACATTCCTTGCATATTTTCTTCGGCTTCAACGATAACACCCGCGCCAAACTTCCAATCAAGTACAACAGCCCTATTAGGTAGTTTCCCTAATACATCACCAGAACCAAAGACACCATCAAGAAACTTATCAAAGTGAACCTCGGTTTCAACCATGAACTCCATTTCGCCATTAGGATCGACTTCGGCAAAGCGTTCTAATGCGGGTTTGATCTTTTCATCTAATAGCGCTTGTGTAAATGTATGGGCTTTGTATTTTGTGCCAAGTAAAGATTCGGGCGTAACGCCTTTATCTAATACTTCTGCAATGATGTTATGCAGTAATGTGCCTTCATCAGCGTATTTGCTGGATTTTTGGGGAGGCATCTTGGCTACCAATGCCACCGATGCGGGGCAGTTGATAACGCGTGAAGCGGTTGATCCGCCTACGATAGATGAGTGATTAGCCATGATCTTTTAACCTTTATCTTTAGCATTAATTTATTTAGAACGTCCAGTATACACACAAACAAATCCGTTACGCAACAGATTTTATGATATATTTACAAAATGACAAGAAAAACAAAAGCATTAAAAGAACATGAAATTGAAAATTACTTTATATGGCAGGTGGAAATAATGGGCGGCAGAACCTTTAAATTCAAGACTACTACGCAACGCGGCGTATCAGATCGTATAGCCTGTTTACCTAATGGGGACACTTGGTTTGTGGAATTGAAGCGTCCTAAAGGCGGCTCTATATCCCCTATGCAAGAACTGTTTGCTGAATCAATGATTGCGTTAAAGCAACAATATGCGTTGCTAAACACAGCAGAAGCCATTAATGAATGGGCGGCAGGTATAAAGCTATGAAACTACGCGATTACCAAGAGCAATCAGTTGATTTCCTATATGAGCGCGATAGGGCGATGATCCTTGCGTCTGTTGGCGCTGGCAAGACTGCCATTGCCCTTACAGCTATGCAAGCCTTATACAACGACCATCATGTCAATCGCTGGCTAGTCTTAGCGCCCAAAAGAGTATGCACAGATGTATGGGCGCAAGAGTTGGCTAAGTGGACTCCCAAGATGAACATGGCAATAGCGGTGGGAACGCCTAAACAACGTCAAGAAGCCTTCAAATCCAAAGCGCAGATCGTTGTAACCAATTACGACAATATCCAAACCTTGCCCGATTTAGCAGGGTTTGATGGCATCGTATTTGATGAATTAACCAAGCTCAAGAACCCTTCTGGTACTAGGTATAAACACCTACTTAAAGTAATTGATCGTTTTAAGTTTCGTTGGGGATTAACAGGCTCTTTTACGTCTAATGGTTTAGAAGATGTGTTTGGTCAATGCAAAGTGATAGACCAAACCCTATTGGGTAGGAGCAAAGGCGCGTTCCTACAGCAGTACTTTGTGTGTGTCAATCGTGACTTTGGCGATTGGCAACCTCGGCTGGGCGCATTAGAAGCCGTGATGCAGAAGATTCGCCCAGCCACCTTCTTATTAGAGTCAGCCGAATATAAAGACAAGCTCCCGCCTTTGCATACAGTAGAGATACGTTGTAGCTTGTTAGACCGCAAGCCTTATGACAAGATGAAAAAAGACTTTGTTTACCAATTTCCAGAAGCACAAATCATCGCGGCTAATTCGGCTGTAGTAACCCAGAAGCTACAACAGATGGCATCAGGCTTTTGTTATCACACAGAACGAACACCCTCTAGTACCGCAGGGCAGTTTGATTCAGTTAAAACACCTGTATGGTTCTCAGATCACCGATTTGAATCATTAGACGATCTTTTATCAGAGAATCAACACGCTAATACGTTGCTTGTTTACAACTACAAAGAAGAACTAGAAGAACTCAAACGCCGTTACCCTCATGCCCAGACAATCAATGACTATAAGGCTATCGAGCGTTGGAATGAGGGCAAGATTGAGTTGTTATTGATTCACCCCAAGTCCGCTGGGCATGGCTTAAATCTTCAGTATGGTGGTAGCAAGATGGTGTTTGTATCTTTGCCTTGGAGCTTAGAATTGTTTGAGCAAACCATAGGCAGATTGCATAGGGGTGGGCAAAAGCACGATGTCTGGTGCTATGTTCTATTAACAAATAAAACGATTGACGAACGAATCTGGGAGGCTTTGGCTAATAAAAGGGCTATTTCAGACATTGCAATTGAAGAACTTAAATAAATTTGTTGCACTATCAATAAATCTGTTACACTAAATCCCTTGAAAGGAATTAAAAATGAATTGGATTAAACAAACGCCTAAAGCAAGTGACTATAGTTGGAGAACTTTAACGACTATTTTGTCTAATCTTGGAGAAGAAGAAGTATTGGAATTGCTTAAATCAGAAAAGAAAAATGAAAAGCGCTGGTCTATTTTGCAACGTCTACATCAGCGATACAACACTTTGCGAGTAGCAAGAGAACGCGTAGAGTTATTTGCGGTCACTAAAAAATGAACGAAGTTGAAAAGATGCTGATTGATGGCACAACGGCATATATGACACCAGAAGTAATCGTCATATTTAAAGTAGAACCCAGTTATGACGCGATAGCTAAAGCGCGTGAAATATTGGATAGTGTTACAGATACCTTAATTTTGAGGCAACTGGAAAAGTAGTAAATGATTAACTAGAGGAAAAATCATGGCACATGAATTAACGCAACGTAGTAACGGATTTGTTGAAATGGCTTTTGTAGGTGAAACCCCTTGGCATAAGCTAGGGCAAGAGCTTGAAGAAGGCGCAAGCATTGAACAATGGCAAGTAGCCGCTGGCATGGATTGGAGCATTGAGCGTTCACCTGTTCGCTTTAATGCACAAGGCAACGACCAAATCTATTCAGGTCAAAGTGTTTTATATCGGTCTGACGACAATACGCCATTGTCTGTTGTATCAAATCGCTATAAACCAGTTCAACCTAGAGAAGTTCTTGGGTTCTTCCGTGATTTAGTGGCAGAGAACGGCTTTAAGATTCACACGGCTGGCACTCTTATGGGTGGCAAACGGATGTGGGCATTAGCTGAAACAGGTAAGTTTGGCGAAGTTTGTAAAGGCGATGGCATTGGTGGTTTTTTATTGCTATCTACTTCTTGCGACAAGACACTAGCCACTACTGCTAGGTTCACAACAGTTCGCGTAGTGTGTAATAACACCCTTACAGCGGCGGTTAACCGCGATGTGAACCAAGTATCGTTTAGCCATATTCAGCAATTTGACCATGTAGCAGTTAAAGCCCAGCTTGGTAATGCGGTGGAGAGCTTTGGGTCATTTATGGAAATGGCAAAACATTTGCAAAAAGCAAAGTTAAGCGCTGAAGAAGCAAAAGATTTTGTAAGTTTTTTAGTGGCTACTTCAGTTCAATTAGCTGATGAAGAATATGACGTAACCACCAATCGAGCATATAAAAAGATTTTGGCGCTTTTTAATGAAGAAGCTAAAGGCATTGAGTTAGTAGGTCATACCAAATGGGGTATGGTTAACGCGGTTACAGAATACTACGACCACTTTAACCCTACAAGATCAGACGATGCACGGCTTAATAGCGCATGGTTTGGGGCTGGCGAACGCGCTAAGAACCAAGCTTTAGACCTTTTGTTAGTTTAATAGGAGATAGCATGAACGAACATATCTGGACAGCAAGTGGGACTGACATCGAAGAACGCTGGATCAAACAGTACGGATGGGTTCGCCCTTCCGAACAGCCTGAGTATCAGGCAAAGTACAAGTATTATCAAGAGCTTCCTTTGCGGAAGTTAGACGATGTAGCAAAAGCCCAGTACGAAAGTGTTTTAAAAAGGGCAAAAGTAGTACGCATTAAATGAACGATATAGCCATGCTATTTGCTTTTTTGGTAATAGCTGGCTTTATCTTAATTATTATTTTATACGCTAGAGGATATAAAAAATGAACGACCTTTCACACGATATTAAACACGCAAGACAGTTACTTAGCCACATAGAGATATTGGATAATAACGCCCATATCAACGGCTATAAACCAATCTATGATGCAGTTCAAGAGCTACAAATTTGTATTCAACTATTACTTATAAAGACAGCAGACTACGCATGACTACTTTTACCACCAGCGACAGAGAAGAAGCTGAAAGAGAGCCAGTTCCTTTTTTTGGTTGGATTGACAAAGAAGATACTGAAATGATGCTTAGACAACAGCTTCGGGTCATGCAAACTGAAATAGAAGCGTTGAAAGCCAAGCTAAAGCAATATCACTTAAAAGAAGATTTAGATAGAAACCTAAATTTAATTTATGGCAAGGAGTTTATTAAATGAACAATGAACCAGTAGCGTGGATGCACAAAGAAAGCGGTCAAGTATTTGCTGGTATGGGAAGCCCAATAAAACCTGATGATTTTATTTCACTCTACACCCATCCAGCAGACCGCATAGCTGAATTGGAACAAGCGTTAGAAAACATCATAGCTATTTCTGACAGAAAACATGACGCATGGGACAAGGCTAAAGAATTACTAAAGAAAGCGAGTGAGAAATGAACTTTATAAACTGGGTATTTGATGGCAGTTTTAAATGGTGGTTACTTGCAGTTGTGATTGTTTACATTATTGCTAGATTTATTTAAAGAAAAATTCTAAATTCAAGAATATCGAATACTTATACTTAGTATATTGTTGTATATCTATCGCCATTGATGCTTTTTAATAACTTGCTCCGATTCGTAATCGGTATGGCAAAAGGCATTACAAAATAACCCTTTAACAATATTGTCATTGCAATATAAACAACGCCCAGTAAAAGAATGATTTTTGGGTTTAGAACGAGCAATTTGAATAGCTAAATCCCGATCCCGTTCTTCATTGTCTGAAGCCATATCGTAAATATCGGTCATACCAGCCCATCAAATAATTTTTCTTCAGCTTGTCTACGCCTAAGTAGTCCAGCCATGTGACGACCAGCCGCCATATCCCATTTTTCAAATTCTAATGCCGCACCTTTCATATCGCCAGCATTAATTTTTTTTAATAGGGTAGAACCAGCAAAGTTTCCTGCTCCAACATTAAAAACAAAGTCTACAAGGGCATCAAATTCATCTTGAGTTATGTCTGTATGTATTTTATTAGCTACTGTCATTTCTGATTTTTGAACATCTTGCATTAATAATTCTTCAGCTTGTTCTTGAGTTATGGTCATATTGGGATGAACATCAGAACCAGTATGCCCATAACCAACAGTCCAAGGGCTACCACCAGTTCCCGGATCAGGATAAGAAGTAAGTCTGCATCCTTCAAAACTTTCTGTAAGATGAAGCCCATTTTTAGAATAAATCATTTAGCTACCGCATCATATTGAGCATAGCAAGCTTCTAATCCAGTTCTTATTTGGTCTGCTCTGGAAGCTTCCCTAATAAGAAATTCTGCATCCTCGGCAGAAAGGGCTGTCCCAGTTCCATTTTGTCCATTACTGGAGCTTTGGCTACGATTGGGTCTGTTCCGCAAGCTGATAAGAGCATCAGCAAGCTGGGAATTAATATTAGCAATTTGAGCATCTTTAGCCTTCCTTATTTTGTCAGTATCTTCTTGGCTTTGAACTTCTTTATCATGGACAGCTTTAGCTTGAGCTACTTTATAAGCATCCAATTTATAAGATTCATATTTTCCATAACCAATGCCACCCATTGCTAAAACAGCAAGACCAATCATTATGTAACTATTTATGGATAATGGAAACATTACCTAAATCCGCTTATTCTTGGCGAAAAAACGAATGTGGCTTGATATGGATCAGGCTTTGGCTGGACATTATCATCGACCAAACCACGCACATTCCAACCCAAATTAATATAAATACAACGACTAAAACCAATAGGGGCAACAACAGTAAATTGAAATAATCCATTAGCGTGAACCAAACACCACCCTGCTTTTGCATTGTCATTATCCTTAATGGTTTTGTCCCCAGATACTTGCGTGTAATAAGGGTTAGTTAAATAGCGTAATGCAAAACTATACGCTGGATTGCGCCATAGCCAATGTACTTGTGACCACCATTGATTAGGTGGAAACATAGTTTGGAAAGTAGCATCACCATTTAATGAATTATCAGGTGTTTGAAACCAAGATAGCCAAGTTGGAAATCTTGGTTCAACAGCTTTATAAGAATGGTTATTACACCAGCCCATTAAAGGTTTAGCAAATATAGGAAGAATGGGAGCAATAATAACTGCCAATAAGGTTAATGCAAGATTGATTGGTATAAAAATTAAATATAGCAAATAGATCATTTTTCATCCAATGGTTGAGTAGTTACAAAGCGCAATATAGCAACAATAACGCCAATCCCAATAAGGATAACGCCATAATATTTTGGATCAATAATGTTTTGGACATAAGAAAAATTATCTGCTAAAGCACCAAATATAACAAGAAGCAAGGAAAACCACATAGTCCTTGATTTGTGCATTGCTTTCATTTTTTTTTCAAAATAGGCTTTTTGATAGTTTTTTTAACTGCTACTGGTTTTTTAACAGTTTTAGCCACTACTTTTTTGGCTATTGGTTTCTTTTTAACAGGAAAAACTGGAATAATAGCTGGTTCAGGTTTTTTACGAAGTAAAGCACAAATAGTTTTAAACATTATTTATCTGCCTTTTTATCCAATTTGTCCTCTATTTTGTCTAATTTTGCAAAAATAGCAATAGCAATTTTGTCAAAATCTGATTTAGACATATAGTTTCCAGCTATAAGAATCTCAATAGTGTTTACTTTTTCTACCAAAACCTTATCTGCCGATTGTAAATCTTTAACTGCATCCCAAATAACTTTTAGAACCCATCCGCCCAAAGCACCACATAAAGCTAACGCATAATTAAAAAGTGTTTGGTCGAACATAAAAAGCCTTTTTATAGATAATTTTTAACAATCTCTGGCTTTACAAAACTACTAGGGTTATGTTCTGTTGCTTCCCACCAAAGAAACTGATTTTTTGATAGATTATCACGATTTTCAAGTAAATTGGTGTTTTCTGGATGTCCAAATATTAAAGGGTCTGATACTGACCAAAGAACAATGCCCGATTTTTTTTCATCCCAAGCTAAATGCTGAAAAAAGCTGTCTACGCCAATCCAAATTCGACATTCTTGGATTAACTTTCTAAGTTCTGGGATTGGCAAATTTTTACGAAAATCATAAACTAACTGTTCTTCTCCTTCTACGCCTATTTGAATAATAGGTTCATTAATCATGGAGATTAATTGTTTCCAATAAGGGTAGTTTTTAGGGTTAGTTTTGCCATTTCTTAATGGTTTGGCAAAAGGGTGAATGATTATCATAAATAAAGCTTTCTGTAGGCATTTTCTAAGCTATCAGTCCACTTCCATTGATCCATCTTGCCATAGATATTCCATTGATCTATGTTACCAAAAAGGTGCTGTGCTTCAGCTATAGAACGACAAGGGATTATTTCAGGATAGCAACCAAAGACAACTGGATTTTTGATAGAACCCAATATGGAATTAAATACAATATGATCCCCAAGTCCAGAATTGAGAACAACAACAGTATTGTCATTAAAACTGAGTGTGTTTCTAAATATTTGTTCGTCATGGTCGTACATCTCCTTCTTTGTTTCAGCACGAATACCCCCTTGAGGGTTTTTCATGTGCCAAGAAACAGCATTAGGTACAACCAATACTTTATATCCTTTTTTGTATAAACCATAGGTAAATAGCGTTTCTTCACGATGAGCTACTCTGGAAAGACCTAAATTAAAGTCATAGACCCCTGCCCGATATAAAAAAGAACAATGTAAATGCTCTACTTCCCTAATGCCATCAATAAAATTCCATTGAATATTAGGCTCAGAATCAATGTTTTTAATTAACCCCGTAGATTTAGAAGTATCTTGTAATGGTGGAGTAAGAATTGCACCACCTACAGCCCCAACATTGGGAAACTGTGTAGCATGGCTATACAGGCTTTGCAAGACTGTGGCTTCAGGAACGCAATCATCATCTACACGCCAAACCCAATCAAAATCCATACGATTAGCCATTTGATGAATGTGATGTTGTCCTTTTTTTTCAGCAAATAACCACTTCCATTCAATACCTTTAATAGCCATTATTTGAAAGAAATGCTGATAAATCATTTCTTTTCGCATATCTTGGGGTTCATCATTGTCGTCAAAAATAACAATTTTGTTAGGTAGCCAAGTTTGATTAATAACAGCTTCTAAAACTAAAGGAAGCGTTGTGTGATAACGCCCCCTAGTTGCTATTGAGCATAGTATTTTAGGCATTATCCCACCTACAAATCATTAAATTACAACGATTTTCAGGTGTAATTTCTTGCATTACATCTGAAATTTCTCCAGCTTCATTTATGTAATTAAAGTAAAAATCAGAAAAATGATTTTCATTTAATCCATGTAGCTTATGATGTTCACCCCAGAAGCCTTTAGGCTCATTGTGTGGAACTGTAATTAATAAAGTGTCGCAATGTCGTTTAAGCATTTCAACAATCTCTAATCCATTGTCTAAATGTTCAATTACTTCAAAAGCAATAATGGTGTCGTAGTGGTCAATTCCAATTTTATTAATATCAACATTAACAAATTCGCAATTAGCTCGCCATTCCTGTTCTTTAGCAACTTGAATAATAATTGGATCGTAATCTATACCCATATAAGTATAGTTATCAGGTAAAAATTGACACCCATACCCAGTAGAACAACCAATCTCTAATATAGATGTTCCTCTTAAATTTTGTCTAGCCCAGTTATATCTTTGAGTTTCTCTAGGAAATACTGGATCACCTTTAAGAAATACGGCTCTTTCATAGTTGTTTGAAAGCCGCCACCGATACCAATCTGGATGGTGTTCTTTTGCTAATGCTAAAACATGAAGTTCTAGTATTTGTTCCCATTGAGTTGCTACATCTAATCCATAAATTTTCTTGGATTGCATCACTAATCCTTATTAAATATTTACAATACTATCCATCTTGATCCACTTGGGACTGTAACTGTTATACCACCACTAATTGTAATTGCTCCTACTGATGAAGCTGAATATCCTGTTGGAATTGTATAAGATGTTGCTACAGTCATATTATTTAAAACAAGACCATTACTTGCCAACAGTTCTGAAGCAGATAACTCACCAGTAGATGGCTTAAATAAGTGTTTTGCATTGCTAGTATAGATAGTGCTGGCTGTGCCACTAGTTGCTGTTACTGATACTGGGTAAATATTAGTGCTAGTAGCTACATCATTACTAATAGAAATACTAGCCGCAGAGCTACCAGAATAGCCAGAATAACCAGAATAACCAGATACTCCACTACCACTATATCCACTAATACCAGAACCAGAATATCCTGAAATACCGCTAAATCCTGAATAGCCACTTGTGCCATTTGTTCCAGATATACCACTAAAACCTGAATATCCAGAAGTTCCAACAGCACCAGAATAGCCACTTATGCCTGAGAATCCGCTGTATCCGCTTACACCTGATCCACTATAGCCGCTGATGCCGCTGTAACCAGAATACCCAGATACTCCAGATCCGCTGTAGCCAGAGTAACCAGAATAGCCAGATACTCCGCTTCCAGAATATCCGCTATATCCACTATAACCACTCACACCGCTACCAGAAAAACCGCTGATACCGCTGAACCCGGAATACCCACTAAAACCGCTTACACCACTTCCTGAGTATCCAGAATATCCACTTACACCACTTCCAGAATAACCGCTGTAACCACTTATTCCGCTAAATCCAGAATAGCCAGAAGTTCCGCTACCAGAGTAACCTGAATAGCCAGAGTAACCAGAAACGCCACTACCAGAAAAGCCACTATACCCGCTAATGCCAGAGAAACCAGAATAACCGCTTATACCGCTACCGCTGTAACCAGAATAACCTGATATGCCACTATAGCCAGAAAAACCACTAAATCCACTTGTTCCTACCGAACCTTGTAAATTAATAGTCCAAGGATATGTCCCCATGCCAGCGTAATTATTTACATTAAATGAAAATAATCCTGTTGTTGGGTTATAAGCAGTTACAGTTACATCTGCATAATTTGAAATATTATAAGCAATAATGGCTGTTTGACCAACAGTCCAACTTAATCCAGTACCAACAATAATTGCACCATTTATATCACCTAAAGCAAAATCAGGATCAGTACTTGTAGTTGCATATTTGTCACTATAACCAGATGTTCCACTAAATCCAGAATAACCACTTATTCCGCTAAAGCCGCTATAACCTGAAATGCCAAAGCCAGAATAACCACTTATTCCTGAAAAACCAGAATAGCCACTTATTCCAGAAAATCCGCTAAAACCAGAAATCCCACTATCGCCTGACCAGCCTGAAATTCCAGAAAAACCAGAAATTCCTGAATAACCAGAAAAACCAGAAATTCCGCTATAACCTGACCAACCACTTATTCCATTTGCAATGGCAAAAATAATTGCTTGGTCATTAATAAATCCGGGTGCTGTGCCAGTACCAGCAGAAGAAACTAAAGTAACTGGAATAGTAAAATAACTGCCAACATTAGTTGGTGTTCCAGTAATTACCCAAGTTTGTGAATTTGCACTATTACTTTGATCTTGAATAACAAATTCTTCAGTTGTTGCAAGTAAAGCTAAAAATACATTAATGTCTACGCCATTTGCCGCTAAATTACTAACATTGATTTGAGTAGAAGCAACTTGTAATGCGTTATTCCAAAGCAAGTAATCAGAACCGGGATCACCGCTGTTTAAAATTGTATTAGCTTTGTAAAAGTAATAATTGCTGGATATGCCACTTGATCCAGAAAATCCAGATATGCCAGAATACCCGCTAAATCCTGATATTCCGCTATCACCAGAAAAACCAGATATACCTGAATCGCCACTATATCCGCTATAGCCGCTAATTCCAGAATCACCTGACCAGCCCGATATTCCGCTGTCGCCAGAAAAACCAGAGTATCCACTTATTCCGCTGTCACCTGAGTAGCCAGATATTCCTGAATCACCAGAGTAGCCCGATATTCCGCTATCTCCGCTAAATCCAGATATTCCAGAGTCACCGCTAAAACCAGAATATCCCGAAATTCCTGAGTCACCAGAATAGCCAGAAATACCGCTATCACCAGAAAATCCGCTAATACCACTATCGCCTGAAAATCCCGATATACCAGAATCACCAGAGTATCCAGAAATGCCCGAGTCGCCACTATAACCGCTGTATCCCGACACGCCTGAACCAGAGTAACCGCTGATACCAGAATCTCCGCTAAAACCGCTGTAACCGCTTATTCCTGAATCACCGCTAAAGCCGCTTATGCCTGAATCTCCGCTATATCCGCTTTCGCCAGAGTAGCCGCTAAATCCTGAGTAACCAGAAAAACCTACAATTTGACCAGCATTGAACCATTCAGAACCATTCCAAACCCATAGGTCACCATCAGAATCAACAATATAAGCATCGTTAACTTGATTGCCAGTTGGTGGTAAATCTGCTGGGGTAGGAACAGAACCCAATAAATTAATTGAAGTTCCTTGTTGACCACTATAGCCACTATAGCCAGAAAAACCAGAGTACCCAGAAGTGCTATCACCAGAATAGCCTGAAATTCCAGAATCTCCAGAATAACCAGAATCTCCCGAATAACCGCTAAACCCACTATAACCAGAATAACCAGAATAACCAGATGTTCCTACGCCTGAAAACTGTGTCCAAATAATGGGTGTTACATCAATTGTTCCTACTTTAGGAGCAATAACTATCCAACCTGTACCAGCATTAACAGTTCCATATTGAATAAAAGTAAAAGCACCGGGAACTTCATCCCAGATGTTCATGTCAATTGATCTTGACCATTCTGTTTCAGAAGCTACATAAATACCATTTTGAGCAGTATTTTGTTGATCTTTTACGCAAACACGATCACCAGCCACAATTTGATAGTTATCAACAATGGGTAATCCATAAAGATCAATATCCCCTTGTTCTGGAGTAGTTCCACATTGGCAAGAAGCTTTAGGGGTTAACCCTTGTGCTATTGCATCTACATACTCTTTGTTTGCTATATCAATAGGGTTTACAGGTAAGGTATCTATTTGACCTGTAACAGCAAACATATTTTGAAAAGCGGCTGAATAATAGCCATTTTCCATGCCATAAATTTGTACAAAGGCATCTGAAGAACCAGCAGTATCTAAGTTAACTGCAAAAGAACCAAAAGCCCATGCTTGGGGAATAGTGTTCTCATCACCACGAATAACTGTAAATACATCACCAGTTCTAGCTGTTACTAAAACAATTTCATTTACTAAAGCATTAATAGCACTAACCAAAGTGAGTTTAAATGCTTCATTAGCTTGTGGGTTTGGAAAGTACTGCCCTGTACCAGCCGCTACATAAATAGTTGTATCAGTAGAGCTTACTGGTAATGCAAGAGTGGTTTGCGCTTGATTGGCAAATAACAATATTGTCATGGTAAACCCTAAGTAATACTGTTAAATAATTGCGTAAGTATCGTCTGTTACACCAGTAAATTTAATTTCTGTAACTGGGAAAGTCAAAATATAATAGATTTGACCAGTAGCAGTTCCAGTAGGCGTTACTGCACCATAGTAACTTACACCATTATCCAAAGAAAATTGAATTGTTCTAGTTTCATCAGAAGAATTAAGAACAATTGTTGCTGGGTAAACTAAATTAGGAATTAATACTTCTAAAGAAGTTTCAGTAAGAGTGCCTGTAATGGGGCTACCATAGTTGTAAGTCATAATTAAAATCCTTCAGGTTTTGGATATTTAGCTTTTACTTCTAAGCATTTTTGTCGATATTTTTCTAAAGCAATTTGGTCATTTTTAACCCAAGCATCTAAAAATTCACCAACTTCTGGATAGCTATACATACGATCACGAAGGTAATCAGGCGAATCAAACCCAGTAGGAATGGACTCTTTATAGCTAGTAATACCAATTGTTTCAGCTTTTTTAGCAGAAATTTCTGTTAAATTATTAGGCTTTAAATGGTCTTGAGAGCCGTCAGCGGCAAAACCATATAACTTACCTTCATTGTCTTGATAATGTTTCATTCATAGTCCTTAATATAGTTCTGCCCAGTTATAGACACCTTGACCACTATTTAATTGGTATGTAGCACCCGGTGGGACAATAACAAAAGCACCGCCATAAGAACCGCACCCGTTAAACTGCCATTGAAACCATTGTATAAATTGTCCGTTAATATAAACTTGAATAGATGATCCAGTAGAGCAAGTAGTAGTTGCTGAAACGGCTATTGGATAGCTATAAGAATTGGTATATTGAGTATTAAAACTTCTAGAAACTATATGCCAAGTAGTTCCACCAAAACCTAATCCTTGAACAACTTGCAATTGATTTTGCACAAATGCCGTAGTTGCTATTTGAGTAGTGCTTGTACCATTGGCGGCTGTAGGGGCGGCAGGTACACCTGTTAATGTTGGGCTATAAATTGGAGCATAGTTAGCCAATTGGTTTTGAACCCAAAGCGTATTAGGAATAATTGTACTAGTGTCATTAAATGCAGGAGTTGGTACTCTAGGAGTGCCTGTAAAGGTTTGGCTGTTAATTAAAGCATAAAGCGTTAAATTGACATTTCCGTCAGTAACTACCCAAGCATCAAAAGTGGAACTATAGGAAAGGGTAATTGGATAGCCAGCACCGGGGATTTCATTACCAGTTAATGCAGAGTTGTTTCCAACTACAACAGGTTTTACACCAGTAGCAGTAGAACCAAGGGTTAGATTTAAAGTAGCAGAGCTAGTATTAGCATAAGCTGATTTAACAACAATAGACATTCCATCTGTTAAAGCTGTTAAATTGGATGGGATTGTGGCTGTTAAAGCATTGGCTGAACCTGAAGCTACAGCAAAAATATAGTATTGATTTTGTAATTGAACTGATTGGACTAAATCATCCATTACCCCAGCAGTATCATAGTTCCCAACAATATCATCAATCAAAAATGGAGTTTTAGAAGTACCTTCTTGACCACGAACAACAGTTAAAGTGTCGCCTGACCTTGAAGTACAAAGGCAAATTTCAAATACAGTAGCCGAAGTTGAGCTAACTAAAGTAACTTTAAATGCTTGCCCAGAACTGGGATTTGGAAAAAGTGCGCCAGTACCCGCCGCTACTTTAATAGTAGTTGTAGTAGCTGTAATACCAGCCGCTAAAGTGGTTTTGGCATTATTGGCATATAATTGAATAGTCAAGATTCATTTTCCTTTAAATAAGATATTGCTCTAGTTAGCAATTCAATAGAATCCTTATATAAACCTAAACCAGTATTACAAGTAAAGCACAATAAACCTCGAACTTTATTAGTTTTATGACAATGATCTACAGCTAATGGTTTATGAGATTTTCCCCATCTTGCACCTTTAACGGCATTATTTTCAGGGTTTTGACATATTTTACATACCCCATTTTGACTTTCTAAAATTTCTAAATAGTCATTGTAAGTAATACCATACTGTGCTTTTAATGTTTTATTTAAATATGTAATAGGATATTTTTCAGATTTTCTATATTTTGCACTAATTTCTTTTACACGATCTTTATTATTTTTTTGCCATTCAGCAGTACGAGCTAAATCCTTTGAAGTATTCACCTTTTTTTTAGGATTAGTTTTTTGCTGAATAGTCATATCATCCCACCAAAGCCTTTACTTCATCTTCGGAAAGACCTAATGCGGCTAGTTTAGCTAGTGCAGAAGCCTTTGCATCTTTAGTGGCTTGTTCTGCTTTTGCTTCGGCAGCTTGGAGTTCAGCTAATTTAGCTTTTGCGGCAGCTTTATCGTAGGATACTTGTTGCTCATTAGCGTCATAAGCAATATCGCCACGAATAGTTACGATGGCTGGATTAAGAACATAAATGGCTTGATGAATATTAATCATTGTGCAATTTCCATAAGAATAATTGAAGAAATTGAATTGTCGGATTGAACTCCAACTAATGAGATACTTCCACCACCATTTGATAATTGTGTTTTATAAGTTACAGAAGAAGTGGTAGCAGGAGAGTGCAAATAAGATAAAGTAGATTGAATTCCTTCTAATGCTAATGTTGAGGCTGTATATCCATAATTGTATGCAAAAGAACTAATAACAGAGCCATTTGCCAATAATTGCAAATTTAATCTATTTCCAGCATCAGCAGAAGATTTATATCCACCATTTTGATTTACTAAAACAAGAATTTTGCTTGTAGAAAATAAAGGAGTAATGGAAGCCGTTAAACCTGTATCAACAAAAGAACTTGTTGCACTTGAAACAAAAGTAGAATAAGTAGCATTAACCACTTGCAACACTTTCGATTGCGCTCCTTGAGTGCCTGACCCTATTGGAAATGTGACTCCGTTGTCACCCGATAAGATGATGCTCATAATGTTTCCTCCGCTGGTAATGGTGTATTGCCTTCAGCTACCCATGCAAGGTAGGCTTGGTAATCTGTGTTGTCAGGGTCGAATGGGATGAAAGCACCATCAGATAATCTTTGAATCATGTCTGATTTTTTAGTAATAGGGTTATTTAGTAATTTATACATTTTTTATAACTCCGCAGAAATAGAAATACGGCTTGTTCCTATGCCACCATCGTAAATATAAGAGGCTTGCCCAACAGTTAAACTTGTTCCTGCTTGTGATATCGCTGTATTGTAAATATTTGAAACAACAAATGTTGGATTTGTTGTTAATGATTGTGGCAAACAATACCAAGCCCCTGAAGCAGTAATTGTAGGAGTTGTTCTTTTTGGGACTTGGAAATAAATTAATCCTGATGTTTGAGTAGTGCTTATAATAGCATTAACACAATACGCATTATTGGCGCTTGCAGATGCTCCAAGAATTTCAAAATACCTCTGACAAAGCTGTAACTCTGTACCATACTGACGATACTCAAATCCAGTAGCACTACTTCCTACTTCTAGTTGAACACCAGTAATGTAGAAGGTTGCTCCGCTTGTTCCTACTACGGATGTTGCTCCTGTGGCTGAAGTAACAAAAGATGTTGCAGTCCATGCCCCAGCGGTTGCTGAATAACTAGAGCCAGTACCAAGGCTAAAATTAACATTGATACCTATGCCATTAGTTGTTAACCAAGTACCAGTTGTATCACCAGCAACAGTAACTGAAATAGAAGCCCAAGTATTTGCAACAGGAATTGAATAACTAAATGGATAACAACGATTTGCAGATGCGTTTTGTAATGAACCACCAAAAGTGCCTGTAAGGCTTGAATATACTTGAAATGACAAAGTTACAGTTTTAGCATTGGCCGTTCCCCAGCCTAAATCTGCTATGTTATAGCCTTCTATTTTTTGGGTAACAAGAAACTGGTCTGTTGAATTAATGCTATATGCGGAAGAAGATGTTGTGCCTAAATAATTAGTAAACCCTACTGGTGGAGTTACTGAGCCAGCATTTTGCTGTGCTGTAAATTTAGCTGATTGTGAGCCATAAGAAAGCCATCTGTCAACTGGATAAGAGCCTGAAGCAACACTAGCACCAGCATTTCTTTGGTCAATAACCATCGCACCATTAATAATGCGATTCTTCATTGCAGAGGCATTACCAGCCCCCAGTATTCCACCTTGGGTGGATGTAGTTACTGTGTCTACATTTATTGTTCCGTATGTCATTATGCTGCCCTCACTAATGCGCCAGTAAAATAACAAAATGCTGCACCCGAAATAAGAGTGTTTATTGCAAACCCGCTATTTTGATATATATAGGATTGAAGATAATCACCTGTTCCGTTTAGATATATTACTGAAGTTACTATGGATTCAGCGTAATCACTTACTAATAAAGGTGTAGTTGAGCCGTTTCTATATTGCGCTCCATTTTTTAAAATTACTATACCCATATCTCTTGTTGAGGTCGCAGGGTTAAAAGAACCATGTGCTGTAATGATGTAATATCCTGCTACGGGTGGGCAAAAAGCATAAGCTGGTACAGATAATCCATTTAGAGTTACAGTTGAACCCGTATTGTTAAATGCTCCAGCGGTATCAAACTCTTTTGTATTAATATTTAAAATAGCGCTTGTACTAACGCTTTGTGCCGCACTAGGGTAAGCACTAAACGCTGGCATATTACCGCTAACCATGATTGTCCCAGTAGCATCAGGCAATGTAGCAGTTTGGTTTGAATTGGTTACAGGAGCAGCTAAGGTCATAGACCCTGTGCCACTAGCTGAACCACTAGGTATTAATGAACTCATAATATGTCCTTAAAGTATTACCCAGCGGCTACCGCTAGGAATGGAAACTTGTACAGTAGAAAGAATTGTTATTGCGCCAACACTTTGACCATTTTTACCTGTAGACATAGTATAGTTGTTTGCAATAGTTTGTCCATTCTCATATACCACGCCATCAGCGGAAGCGGAAGCTACTGAACCCCAAGTTACATTTAACCCATCATAGATAATTCCTGTACCTGAAACAGTAGGTGGCGTTAAAAAAGCAGTTGTCCCTGCTGAAGTTTGAATAGGAACTGAGTTGGTTAAGCCGCCTTGTAAATTGGTAGCAGTTGCGGCATTTCCAGTAGTATTTTGATTCCAAATAGGTGCTGTTCCAGCCAAATTAGCAAAGGTATACCCAGTACAACTTGTTAGATTTCCTGCTGTTGGAGAACCCAAATTAGGGGTAATTAAAACTGGAGTGCGTAAAGTTAGGTCATCAATTTCAGTAAAAGTTCCGCCTAAAACAACATAACTAGAGCCTAAAACAATAGGGGTTGCGAAGTTTACATCCAGTTCTGATAAAGGAAGTGGATCAACAGCATTGGCAAAAATATACGGAACAGCCATAAAAATTTCCTTTAATTAAAAGGTATACGAAGTGTACCAACTTATAGGGTCATCTAGATTATTTTTCCATTCAATAGGAATACTGGCATCATTTAGCCAAGGAATAATCCCCGGTAATATATTGACTACATAAGTGTATTGAAAAGGTACATGAAGAACACCAGAAGCTAAAGCAGAAGCAAAAATAGAACTAATAGCATAACCCGGTATTTCAATGGTTATGACATTATCTGCACCATAAGTGACACTAATTTCAAAAGTGTTATCAATTGGAAAATCAACGCCATTAATACCAAAAAGAAATCGTTTAATTCTGCGTTTTAGCCATTGAGTTTCATACTGAAAGCCATCGCCCTTATAGAAGTTCCAAGTCAAAATACGCTTGAAAACATCATCATTTACTACATAGTAGCCAGTAGGAGCAATCTCTGTATCTTGGGAATAAGCCCTAGTATCGTATTCATAGGTGTTATATGCACCAATTGGCGAAAACTGTACAGGAGTTCCTAGGCTTGGTCTTTGCTCACCATATATGGCATAAGCTGTCCAATCTAATAAAGGAGCAGATTGCTTTGTATAAATGGGCAAATTAAGGTTATTGGTATTATCTAGATAGGTCTGAGAGGTATTGTTGTACGCAGTAAAAAAAGCTTGCAAATCCTCGCTATACGGGTCTTTTGTATATTGTTGATAAAGGTAAGCTGGGAGTACTTGGGTAAGCATATTAGCCCTGTACAACAGTAACTAGACTTGAATTAGTGGAAAAATAGCTTTCAGGGTCACCATAAATCAATAAAGTACCTGCTGTTGGCTCAGTATAAACACCATTAATTGTTACTATATAGTCAATTTTAGATACTTGACTTGGAGAAATAATGGGTTCTACTGCATTTTGAAAGGCATCTTGCAATTCATAAGTATTAATTGGTTGACCAACAGGAATACTATTAATGTAATCAACAATAGCTGGGGTTGTTAGTTGAGCTACAGCAGTTGGAGATACTAAATTGGTAGAAATAGTATTCCAAGTAATTGTTATATTAACAGTTTGAGAAGGTGGATTTACAAAAATAATGCTATAAATATCTGGATAATCATCAATAGATACAGTTATATTGCGTAAATTAGGGGTTACAACACCCCCACTTACATAAGAATGACCTACTGTAGTAACACTTAAACTAAAAGATTTTTCATCAATAACAGTAATTGTGTAGTTATTATTAAACCAAGATGGGTTTACTCCAGCTATGGTTACTACCTGACCAGTTGCATATCCATGATTTAAATCTGTAGTTACAACCCCCGGATTGGCTGTTGTAATGGCATTTACAGCTAAAGTAGAGCCTACTAAGTTTGAAATATCAAGAACGCTATTAAATATAGCATTACCTACTTGGTAAGGATCACCGCCCCCTACAATAATTTCCCATTGGTTTGTAGCTACCAAACGAATAGAAATAAGTCTAGCTTGTACTCCCAAAACTTTTTGTAATTGAGTTTTAATAAAAGTAGGTACGCCTTGAGCAGTTACCATACCAGCTTGCATTACTTGAGCTTGATAAGAAGCAATTGTTTGTGCTGTAAGACCGGGCAATCCATCATCAGGATTAGTAACAGTAAGGGTAAACCCTGCTGGTACAGAAGTAATAATTTGCGTAACAGTTCCCGCTGGAATAGCCCAAGAACCTTGAACTGTTGCTAAACAATACAAAGGCGAAGTTTGTCCAGAAGTAGCAATAATTCCACCATCCTGAACTGTATATTGGTAAGTACCATCAGATACAGTAAATCCAACAGGAATAACAAAACCAGCAAGACCTGTAAAAATAACATAAACGGAAGTATTAGAACCTTGACCTTGTTCGACACCATAGACTTGCCCCAATTGATAAAGAATTGAAGGGTTGGCAGTTGCAGGACTAATAGAGTTAACTAAGTCTACAAAAGCTTGATCTTGAATCACTACTGCGCCAGCCGCAGTTGAAGCCATATCTTCTACAAGACTGCCGGGAAGATTAGCTGTAAGACCGGGTGCTAAAGCTGTAGCCGCCGCAATTTCAGCATTTAATAGGTCTGTTGGCGAAGCTGGTATTGCTCCAGCAGTAGTTATTTGAGCCATGTAATATCCTAAGTAGCAACTGTTGTGCTAATTGTAGTGCCATTAATAAAAATTGCTTTTATATAATATGTAGGATCAATAGAAATTTGGTCTTTAATTACAGTTAATTGCGAAAAATAAGACGCGTATTGAGATTGAGTACGATTAACCGCAATATCAGGAGCAATTTGACTCATAACTGATTGTTGCGCGGGGATGCCATAGTTCCCGTAAATAGGGCTTTCGCCTTGATTTAAGCGTAAAGTTTGAGCTAAAGTAGCTAACCATACATAACTTGTATTGGTAACTTCTACCCATTGTTGGGTGTTTGGGTCTACGCCATAAGTTCTCATATTTCTACCAATACATTAGGTTGTCCAGTAATAATTATCGCCCCACATCCTGCAACAGCCCCCGTTGATAAAACAGGTACGCCTTGAGCCAAAACATTGCTACCGCCAAAAACAGGTGTTGTTCCATGCCCTCTAATTGGACAAGCATGAAAATCGCCATTTTTAGCTACAGGGACACCATTTGCAATTGAATTAGTGGTTGCGGTAATTATCGTTCCACCATGATTGCTCATAGAGCCTAAAGTAACGATTACACTCATATTCCAACAGTCTTTAATATGTTAAGGTTGCCTGAAGGTATTACTTGTGAAATATAAGATGATATTCCAGTATTTGTGGTTTGTGCTTGTGAAACAGCATTTAAAAATGTAGATGTTGAAGTAAGATTGCTTTGAAGGGTTGTATAGGCACTTGTATCGACATTTATATAGCTTGTTATGCTTGAAGCATTTATGCCATTTTGAGAAATAACAGCAGAAGGTGTAAGACTTCCATCAGTTAACCCGCCAACAATAGTATTTAAATAATCTGTTGAAGATGTTAGTAATGGGCTACTTGTTAGCGAAGTAGTCATTCCAGTAATTAAACTGGAAGTATCGCCAAAAGCACCTCCAGCACTAAAATCCGCCCCTTGAGCCATACCAATAATACTATTAAGATTTGGCACATTCCCTGTAATAGAACCTAATCCTGATAATAGATTAGAATGACTTAACATATTTGTTGCAGTTCCGCTTAAAGCGGAAATAGATTCGTTTATTCCTAAAGCGTCTGCGCTGGTAATAATTCCGCTAGTAACAAGATCATTAATCTGACTTGGTAAATCGCCACAAGCACTAATTAAAGTATCTGTAACATTGCTGATTGGGTTGCTGTAGATAGCAGAAGCACCATCCGCAATAGTGCTTTCAAATAGAGTTCCAGCGCCATCAGGAAGATTAGCTAAGTCGCCATAGGGAGCTTGACCTAGCATTACCGCTGGAGCAGATATTACCGCCAGTCCTTTTGCGTTTAAAGTGGCTATCCCTGTTGCAGAAATAGTAGCAGAAGCTACTCCACTAATATTTACAATAGGTGAGTGAATATCTAATTGTTGAGGTGTAACTTTTACATAAGAGGTATTTGTGGTGTCCCTAATGACTGCGCCATTGGGGGCGTTAATATTAACTGCATTAGGGTCTACAGACTCCCAATTTTTATTACCAATAGGAACAAATACCAACCCGCCTAAATTAGATGGTTTTCCTAGTGGTGCTTTTCCTTGCCCAAGCCCTGAAATCCCCCCTAATCGAACATCAGCGGATATACAAATACCAAAATCGCCAACTTGTACAGGTATCCGTACATAAGTCGATTCGGCAATTGGGCAAGTAACTGGCGCAAAAGTTTGATTTCCAGCTTTAATTTCAAAGTTTACTGTTACGATTGCGCCGTTTACTTCAGTTACGCGGCAAGGCAAAATCTGACCTAGCCCATTATTAGCCGTTTTAATGTTTGAATTAACAAACTCATTAATCGTTCTGGCAAAAGGTCTTTTTTGTCCGTAGCTCACGATGCTTTACCCGGTATTACACATTCAATAATCGTACACCAAGAGTTGCCGTCAGGTTGACGACTTGAACCTACATGGCGGACTGAATTAACCGAAAACTGTCCGTTAAAGCTAATATCATACCTAACTTGAGCATAACTTCCAGCAGTATTTATAACAGGTAATCCTCTAGGAAAAGACACTATAGTTCCTACATCTAAATCGGCTCTCATCACCAATTTTGCTTGGACTGTATAAGTATTGATCCAAGTAAGATTGCCAATAATATCGGTAAAATCTATTTTTACTATTTCTGGCGGAGGTGTAGTTCCGTCATAAAGTAAAAAGCCTGATGAAGTTGAAGCAATACCGACACCTTGATAGTTTTTGGCAGGGTTAATTTGTTTACTTACTTCATTAACATATTGCGAAAAAGCGTATAAATTATCATATTGTCCTACTTGATCTTCGGTATACCTTAATTCAGGGCTAATAGTGCCAAGGACGGGTACACCTTTATACGCGGTATTTAATGTTTGGGTAATAGCGTCTTGTAAATTTTGAACTTTAAGCCAGTTACAAGTTAAATTAATATCTTCATTTGGAATATAGTTAGCGGCAGAAACGATTAAATCTAAGCTAGTTTGATTTCCTTGCCAATTTCCAAAGGCTTGAAAAATAGACCCGTCAATAACCAATCCTGCTTGTTTAGGCGTAGCGTATGGAAGTCCTTTAGACATACCAACATAAACTTTAATACCGCAATAATTTGTGCCAAAAGGGTTTAAATTAAATGCTTGTTGTAAATCAGCGAAATTAACCCCACTAATTTTTATGTACCCATTTTGAGTTGGTTGATGATACCAACCTTGAAATAAGTCTAAATCTACTTGTAAAGCCGCGCCATCAGCCCTGCCAGCCGAAGTTAAGCTAGTAAAGGTAATTGGCTTAAAACTTGCCGCGTTTTTACCGGGTAAAGGCACAGGTGGGGTAATAACGATTGTGTAATAGCGCATTTAAGGAGTGATTACAAAAGCGTTACTACTGGCTCTATAGACTAATTTAGAGGTTATGAAATAGCCATATATCAAATCAATATCAAAATCATCGGGTGAGCCTATCAAGGGGTTGGTAACAACCAAAGTCCCTGCGGTGTTATATATATTAATGTAATACCTTGGGGAGTACCTATTCCAAGTAATTATCGCGGTGTGTGGTTGTGTATCTAAAGTGCAATTAAATTGAAAATTAGCGTTAATAGCAGGACTAAATTGTATTGAGGTTGGCATTATATTGACCATCCTAATGCGGGATCATAAGTAGGGGAAATTAAAGAAGAATTTGTCCAGCTAGTAGATGAAGCTAATTGCTGGGTTGAATTTTCAAGTAAAGTTCCTAAAACCGATTGCGCGGCGCTGGCTGTAATTAAAGGTTGGGTAAAGTCCCATTGAAATGTGTATTGAACTTGCTTTTCTGAAGGGCTTGAAATATCCCTTAAAGACGTTAATAGGCAGTTTGTATAGGTAAATGCTGGGGTAATAACAGTAAAACTACCACCACTCAATATGTGCTGATCTAAAGTATATTTAAGCGCGCTTAGAATAGCTTGTTTTAATACATACCCGCCACCATTTTGTGCAGGGCAAATCATTTGTAAGCTAATCTTTAATGGTTGTTGAACAACCGCATTAGCCGCCGTTTGAAAACTGGCAAAAGGGTATTCCGCTATTTGCCATTCTTCTAAAGTACCGCCGGGTAATGGTCTGTATTGGGCAAAGAACTGCCCTCCTGTCCAACCGGGTAAATCTAAAATTTCAGTTACCGCGGTAATAGGAAGATACCCACCAATACCTTGTGCAATTCCGTTTTGCAGAATAATAGGCGAAACCTGATATGCCGCTTCAAAAACTGTTTTTCCTATTGAACTCATTAATTTCTCCCTGCGGGTAATGCTTGAGCCGTAGCAACGGCATTACCGCCAGTATTATTGTTAATTTGAACAATAACCCCTTGATTTTTAGCTAAATAGCCACTTGTTTCAACGGGGAGATGTTTTTTCCATTCTGCGCCATGTTCTTGAATATCTTGATTAAGGTAGCCTTCGCCCCAGTTATACGCCGCCAAAGCCTTTTCAGGGTCATTGTTGTAATAGCGCAGTAATCCTTTGATTTTTCGCGCCGCCGCGTCTGCGGATTGATTAAAATCTTGAATATCAGTAATACCAAATTCTTTGGCAGTTTTTGGTATAAATTGAAAATCGCCTTCAGCGCCTTTTTCAGATTTTCCTTTATTTTTACCTTTAGAACTTTCAGCGTCCCATACGCTACTTAAAACACCTGTTGGCAAACCATATTTTTCTTCTAAATCTAATAGCTGTAATTCTTTACTAGGGTCGGCAAACCATTTCTTTTGAGTTTCAGACATACTTCCATAGCTTTGCGCCGCAAACCCAAATTGCACTCGTTTATCATGTGCTAAATCGGCGTTTTTATCCCCCGGTAGTGCGCCTACTTTTCTTAATACATAAATCATTCCTTCTGCTAATTGACCTAAAGCATTAAAAAATTTAGCTACTTTTTCTTGAAATTCTCCTGAAGAAATACTATCTGCAAAATCTTTAACCGCGCGTTGAAAATCTTTACTGGCTAATAGATTAGATATGGTAGTCGTAATAGTGTCAGATAATTTTACTAACTGTGGCACTACATCTTTAAGATTTTTAATAAAAGCTAATTCAATTGTGTTACCTGCTTTTTTAAGTTCATACCAAAAATCTTGCCAAGCTTTACTGACGTTATCGTCTAGCTTAAATAACTCTTGATCTTTTTTAAATTGCGCGGCTAAATCATCTAATTCTTTAGCCGTCATGTTTGCGCCGCGTCTTAAATCTTCTAGACTAAATATCTTAGTAAGCCCTAAAGCTTCAGCAAATTGAGGGTTTTGACCAAATTGCTTAAATTGCTGAACTGCGTTTTTATATACTGTACTTAATTGATCCGCAGGATTTTGACCTGTTTGACCTCCAAGACGCGCTAATATTTGTTTATTTGCTGGATCATTTTGAATATTGGCAATATTAGCCAATACAGATTCAGGATTAAAAGCCCTACCATAAGCTACATTTGCGCCTCTCAATTGCCCTGTAGATATGCCTAGCCCTAATGCTTGTCGGCGATAATCGGAAGCTGAAGAAGCTAATCCGCCAAGTCCAAACCCGCCACCAATAGCTCCAAAAGTTAGCCATTTAGCCGCAGATAACGCGGCAGAAGCCATATTGCGAGCGATATTAGCGGTGGTGTACGCGGCGTCTTTTAAATGTTTATTATTGTCACTTAAACTTTTGTTAACTTCTTTAGTTTTTTTATTTATCTTGTCAAAAGTTTTACTGACTTCTTCCCATTTCTTAGCTTGTTGATCTAATACTTTTTGATAGCGATCAAACGCCGCTTGAAACGCTTTAAATTTATCGTCATTTACGTCAATTTCTATTACTGACTTAACGCTCATGGAATATCCTTAAAACAGCGATTTGTTGTTAATTGCCCGAATTAAATGCCTTTGCCTATATTCGTCAGCATCAGACCATTTTACTCCGTATTCTTTCACAAAATCGCCAAAGTCGCTAGTACTAAGTTTGTCTAAGATACTATGGACGATTCCTTCGCCTTCTTGCCAGTAGTTACGGCTTTTACTGGTATCGTCAAGCCATTCAGATATTCCGTAGAGTCCAAGGATGTAAGTTCCCAACTCCTTAGTGAGCCAGCCATCTCCAAGAAGGACATTCTTAGATCCTTTGGTGCGACTCGACAAATTGCAGTAAAAAAAGTTAGGGCGGATAGCACCTCACTTTCCTCATCTTCATCCAAGATTTCGCGTTTAATAGCTAAATCAAGAGGTATAGATTCCCATCCTTTTTCGCCTATTACCAATACATTAGTTAATCGAACAATCTCGTTGATTAAGCCTTTTTTAACTTCTTCCCAATTGCCAGCTTTAATAGTCATTGTTTTTAATGCTGGATAAGCTAACTGGGGGGCTGTAAGGGCTAAATGCGCTTGATTAATAGAATCAAAGCATTGGCTAAATACTTTACCTAACTCAAGATAAAATTGCTCAAAAACATCCCTAGAAATAGGGGTGGAATGAACGTAAATTAAACCTTTAGATTCAGTTTCTACGGGTATAACGATATTAAGTTTTCGATCAATTTTCATACTGTCCTCGCATCATAGAGAATTTATATGATAGCAAAAAAAAGCCCCCGAAGGAGCTTTCTTTAACTTGATGCAAATAACGCGCTATTGATACTGTAAACACCTCTTAACCTTACAATTAAAGCGGCTTGTGAACCATCAAACGGCACTTCTTGGATGCTTGATAGAACGCAATTGTTTAATTGAAAAGGAGATAAAGTTTGCGTATCAGGGTAAATTGTTACCGAACCTAAAGTGGTGTTGGTTTCAATTTGAGTCTTATACGCATTACCTAGTGCTTGAGTACGCAAAAGGTGAATTGTTACAGTCCCAAAAATATATGGCTCTGGGCTGGTTACTGCTCCAGTTAAAGTGCCAATAAGTTGAGAAGTATCGCCTTCAAAGCCTAAACTAATTGCTTCTTTAGCCAGATAGCCTGATGTGACATTCAGTTGAGTGAAGTCAGCATAAACTACGCTGGCTAATAGCCGATTTAATGTACCTTGTTGGATTTGTGGATTTGCCATTTATTTTTCCCCTTAAACTGGAATGTTGCTTGCAGTTAAGTAGATCGTAATGGAACTGAATCCACGCAATGGAACAAATGTCAGGCTCAAGCCGTTATAAGTACCTGTTGCATAATCACCGGGATGCTGTGCTACATAAGTAGTAAACGGAGTTGCCACTACATTAGCAGGTGAAAGAATCAATCCAAACGAAATACCATTATTTACAGTCGCTTGTGCTACTTTTTGCAAGGTATTAATACCAGCTTGGTTGTAATACAAAGGATTTGTTGGCAAATTAGAACCATTAATAATTGCCGCAGATAATGACTGAGCAACATTAATAGAAAGCCAATCCACACAATACCAGTAATTAAATGGGTTTAAATCCATGTAAGTACCGCCTTCAATCAGCGTATTTGAAATGCCGCCTTGTGCGCCTGTACCTACCCAGTTCACACCATTAGCCAACAAAGTTACTTGTTGAGTATTGCTTAGAACATAAGGAGTTACTGAATAAATGTAAGTATATTCAAGAGGTGAAGCTAAATTAACTGAGCTTGGGTTATAGCCCAAAATTACATAAAAAATAGCCGCAGTACTAAATTCAATTGCTGGTGCGCTTGGACTTTGTAATGTAACAAAAGCTGATTTAATCCCATCCCATCCAGCATAAGTAGCTAAAGTAGAGGTTACATAAAAGTATACTTGTGCAGTAGTACCTTCATATTGTGCCGCCATTACTTGTGCATCGCTTACATCCCATGTTGTAGGAAGTAAATAGCTATAAAACTGTGGAGTTGGAGAAGTCGGAAGATGATTAACATTTTCTTCAATATAAGTATTTAATGCAGTAACGCCGTCAGCAACAGTAGTTGTTCCTAACTCTAATACATACACGCCTTGCGGTGTTTTAATTGTTGTACCTGCTTGAGCAAAGAAAGTATTGCCCATTGCTGTTAACTCTAAAGTAGAATTAAGTTGCAAAGTTCCCGCAATTGTTTCAGAACCCGGATTTGTCAATAATGGATAAGTAACTGTATTTGTGCCAGTAGAAGTACCAGCAAAAGTGCCGTTATATCCTGTTGGAACGCTTCCAGCAATAACAATTTGAACTGTATCACCGCTTGGAATACCATGAGCAGTAGTGGTTGTAACAGTTACCACATTGGTTGCCCAAGTAAGAGAAGTAATTGCAGTTGCAGGTCTAAGGATGCTGGTTAAATCACTTAACTGAGTTAACAGTTGAGTAGTTCCAGCGGCTAAAGTTGTACCACCTTGTGATACAAACGCCCCTGTCTGCTGTAGCTGATTAGGTGCGCTTGCCACTTGTTGAGTGACAACGACATTTACAATATTTGGCATAATTGCCCCCTAATTAGTTAAAGCTAACAGAAACAGTACCAGTTGGTGGCGGTGTAATAACAATACCTACAGAGCATGGGAAATTAATTACATAAGTTCCAACAGCTTCAGGAATTACTGCTACTAAATTTGCAGTAACAAGACCTGATGTTGCCGCATGGTCAAAAACAGTACCAACAGATGATCCAGCAATAAGTACATTAACTGTACAGATGCGACCCGGAACAGTTTTAATTACTGTTGTAGTAGTAATGTTTAAAAATGAATGAATACCTAGACCAGTAGAAACTGCGCCATTCTGGATTGCTGGGTTTGAAGTAATTGCCATTTTGTAACTCCTTTTATACACTTAGGTTGATTTAACACATCTTACTACTTAATTTTACAACTGAAAACTATTCCGCAGGGGTAACTTCCATGAAAGCGTGTTCAATTAATTGCCTTGCAATATCGTTTACTGTACTTTGGTAATAACTTACTTCAAAAGTAATGGTTTTCTTTTGAGCCATGATGCCAAGTTCCGATTGGGTCATTTTTTCATCCTGCATTACTGGCATATTCATTAAGCCAATATTGTCGGTATTTCGGCTGTAATCAAGTATATATTGCACAAAATTAAGGGCTTCATGGTTACGGATGCCATACATAGTGATTTTTACAGTATCTTTGACCAATTGAAAAGGATTGGAATTGGGGTCTAATAGTGGAAAATCTTGCAATGCAGTAGTTAGGCTTGGATTAATATCGACAGCCGCATAAGCTGGGACAATGTTTTGGTCTACCAAATAAGACGGGTACATAGGGAAAAATTGGTTCAAACTAAGCCAAATAGGTAAGCTATTGGACACAATTACGCTTTGAGTATCAAATCCTGTCATTGTGTCAATGATTTGGGTATTCATTACTGAATACAGCGCATCGCCACGATAATGGTATAAATCGGCTTGTTTGTAGAAGTTTGCCCTAGTATTAAAGGCAAATCGCATCCCTTGATAAGTTGCTATATATTGAAACTGAGGGTTAATTAAGTTGAAATCGGCTATTTCTACCAAAGAAGTAAAAGTAGTGTGGTTAAACACAGTTTGACGATCTTCCAACATTTGAACATCACTACTAAAATGGAATGAGCCACTAGCTACTAATTGTCTTGCAGGTACGCCTTCAGGGTAATTGTTATAAAGTAATTTGTTATATTGCGATGCGTTAAAAAGGGCAGAATCAGTCAAAAGACTAGCATTTACCCAAAAAACATACCCATCTAAAGGCAATACAAGCTTCACATAAAGGGTAAAAGTGACTTGTTCATTATTTGATAAGGTTTCTACGCCTTGAGCTAATCCAGAAGCTAATTGAGGTTTTGCTGTTGCGGCTTCTACGGCTGATGCCATTATTTAATCTCCGCTTTTAAAGAAGCTTCAAATACGCCAGAATAGATAAAGGATGGGCGTGGGTTGCGTTTTTTAACCGCTTTACCGCCTCCGCGTTTGCCTTTTATCCAGCGTTTAGCTGTTACGCCTTTTTCAAAGCGATAGCTAGTTCCATCTAATGCGGCTTGGGTCGGTATACCTCGTTCACCATACATAGCCGCAACTTTTTCTACTTCTTGATTAGTAATAAAGTTGTGCATTTTGTCGGTAATTTCTTCGGAACTTACGGCAAATACGCTTGCTATATCAACCGATTCACCTTTTAGCATCATTTCTAAGCCAATTGCGGCATCTTTAGCTATTAATTCGGATATTTCTTTTTCGCGGAAATTATAAAACATTGAAAATAAGCCGTAGCGTTTTTCCAAGTCCATGCCTACGGAATAAGTGCTTCCGCCTTCTGGCTCTGGAACATCTATTACGCCTAGACCTAGTTTAATCAAGTTAAACCCCAAAGAGTGCCAAGTTGTTGCATATACGATAGCGCTACACGCCCGTAAGGGTCTTTAATTCGTTGTAGGTCTAAGAGGCTCAAGTCGCGCAATCCGTGTCCTATAGAGAGTGCTTCATGGGTGCTTACATCGCCAGCGGCATTTATGACGCCAGCTACAAAGTTATTAATGCCAAATTGATTGCGTAATGTGGTGAAATAGGTTTGACCGGGATAATCTTGCTGAAACTGCAATAGTTGGCTACCGCCCCAGTTATAGACTGTTAAAGTGTAAATGTCCTTTACTGTATTAGCAAAATCAGTCGGAACAATGTCTTTAGCGATTACATATGCATAGTTCCAGCCCGGATCATCAGGGGACATAGCAGTTGTGGGTATCCCCATAACGGCTTGCGCCCACGCGATAAATCCTGTTAAAGAAGGGGGACTTACGATTGGATCAGCCATAGAACTATCCTAGAAATATTTTTTACATTCTAAATCAAAAACTCCCCGAAGGGAGTTCTTTTATACCGACTTTCTTGGTCTACCACGACCTTTTTGTCCTTCGCCTTCATGTATGACTTCAATTCTTTGGTCAAACTTTACTTCTTGATCCGCGGCGTTCTTTTTATCTTCAGTTACTTCAAACTCAATACCGCCTTTTTGCTTAATACCCATTTCTTGGGCTTTAAGCGAAATGATCTGATCTTGAGCCGCCGCTGTAATGCTTCTAGCTTCTTGGGCGCGATCAATATTTTCTTGATCCGATTGCCCAATACCCGCTTCAATAGCTTCTACGCTAATTGGTTTGCCAAAACGATAGCAAAGCCCACCAAAGCCTTTTTTGACGTGAGTTGCTTCCATTAACCCATAAGGAAGGTGCTGTTTAATAATAACGTCAGCTTCTACTTGGGTTTGAACCAAACGCATTTGCGCTCCAGCCCTGATTTTATGAGAAAAAGGTCTTTGATTCTCTGGCAACATATAAGTAAACAAAAAATCTTGCTTAGAGCAGTTTGCAATAAATAATTCCATGATATTTCCCCTAGATGGGTGGGGGATTGATGATGCGAGGTTTTTTAGACCTCCAACCCCCCATAAAGAAAGTAACCAGCATCACTTGGTTTCTTAAATCTTGCTAAAAAACCGCCCCGAAGGGCGGCTACAACTTCCCGTGAAGGATTTTAATAAGCGGCTGACAAAATTGTCATACCTTCTGGACGGATACCCCAACCTGAAGTGCTACGCATTGTGTAGAGGGTGGTAATACCGCCGTCTGGCAATGGAGTAGGAATTTCAGTTGGTGCGGCTACGTCACAAAGCATCAAAGTAGTTGCAGTTTGATTTGGCGTCAAAGTAGCAAATACGTTGGTGTTGATTTGTGCATTAGCGCGTGGGATTTTCAGTTCTGGAGCAACCAAAATGATTGCATCAGTACCGCCGTAGCCTTGACCAACGAGAGTATCGTCAGCCGCGAAGGAAACATCATCGCCACCAGCCCAAGAAGCTACAGTTTCAACTAATCCAGCGGCGGTTTCTACACCAGCACCAATACGTTGGAATTGTGTCAATGACACGATGCCGCCGTAAGAGATTTGTTGAATGAAGCGTTGTGGAGCTAGGAAAACTAAACGCAATGGTTGACCAATTTGCAGAGTGGTAGTTTTTAGGTTACCAATCATGTTCAACAAGAACTGAGCTAATTGACCTGAATCCCATGTGCTATAGCCAACATTACCATTGCTATCTGCGCCTAAGTTCACGCGTGTAGCGCCAGCAGTATTGAGCAAGCCTTCGCCATTGGCTGGGTTATAGCCATAGAGAAGTGCATTACGCAACTGTTGAGCGATACCTTGACGAGCCGCTAAACGGAGAGCTTCTGGTAGGGCATAACCCCAAGCACCAGTAGCCGCTTCATCGAAGTTGTCATATTGCGCGCGGGTTTGTAGACGATAAGTAGCAGTACTAATCATCGAAGGGATAACAGATGCGCTAGGCAACTGGTTAGCCGTTGATTGATTAGCTGATACTTGAGTTGTCAACTGAACTTTTTTAGCATAAACATAAAGGTCAGCTTCACCGAGGCGAGGCATAGGATTCTCTGTTGCCAGAGTTGTAAACGCACCAGAAGCCAAGCTATATTGCATAATTAGCTCAGGCATCATGTGATGCGGATTTACTGTTACATACGAAGGTGCAAAACCTGACATGATCTAGTTCCTTTCTTAGATTTGAACTACTGCTACAGGAGCAGAAGTAGAACCACCAACAATGGTATTAGACCAGTTAGCGTTACCAGTAACAGAACTATAGCTTACGATCTTGTTACCAGAAGTACTGATACGCAAGATTTTGCAAGGAACAGCAAAGTTGCTTGTAGAGGTTGTTGTTAAACGGAAATTTACTGTATCCCAATAAACAGTTTCAACGATAGAAGAACCTGCCAAAGCTACTACAGAAGCATCACAAGGCAATGGAATACGCGCGCCGCTACCAAAACGATAGAAGTTTACGGACATACCGGGTGAATACAAAGGAGCAGTACTTTGTGGGGTTGTAATACCTTGGAAAGCTTGGTTGAATACAGCGATACCTGTAGGAGCAGTAGCTTCATCTGATTGGATGATTGTTCCGCCTAATGTATCAGTACCGGGCTGATAGTCACCAGAGTAAACGCCTTGTTGAGCAACAGGGATGATCTCTGAAATTGGAACACCGCCCCATAAAGGCAAAGTAGCCAAAGTTGAGAGAACACCACCAGCAAGAGCAAACTTAACTGCTGGATCATCTTGTGCATCGCCTTGGGTAAAACCTGCGCTGTTTACGTTAAATAAGCCAGCGGCATTGGTTGTCACCATTGGTTGGAGAGAAATTTGTGCGGTCATGGCTTATCCTTAGCGCTTAAAGTTTTCAGTATTAAACTTCATAACCCGATATGCTGGGAGTTTGAAATCACCTAACCATGCTTCCATATCACCACGGAACTCTGTGATGGTACGACCAGCGCGGTCTTTTTTGTGCAATTCGATCAATTGACCTTTTGCAATTGCACCTGTGCCACGGGAAGCGGCGATAGCGTCAGCATAAACACGCTTTTCAACGACTGCAAGCATAGCTTCGTCTTTGATAGCATTGATATTTACGTTCTTCATTTCGTCACTATGGGCTTGCAAACCACGAACCATACGCTTGCGATAAGCAGTTAAGCTTTCACCAGACAATGGACGTGAAGCAGATTTACCAAAAGCTGAATAGACAGAATCCGCTTTTGCTTGACAATCAGCCATTACAGCTTCATCTTCATCAGCTTTTTTAGCTTCTTCTTCATCATCATCATCTTTTTTGAACTCCATGTGACCCGGATGTTCAACTTCGCCTTCATCATCAGGCTTAATTTCACCTTCGTCATGCTCTTTAGGATCAGAGTGCTCTGCATCCTTCTTAGCTTTACGCATCATGAATTTCTTAGCCTTGGCTTCAGACATATCGTCATCATCCTTTTTCATGGCTTCTTCTTCATCATCGTCATCACAAGCTTCCATGTCATCGTCTTTTTTGGCTTTCTTTTTGTCAGCCGCTGTGACTAATGGTGGAGCAGGTAAGTTTTTTTCCATTTCATCTTGACGGGTAATTACTTGACCCAATAAAGACATAATGGCATCTAATTTATCGCCTTGGGCATCTGCCTTTGGCTCAATCTTATTTTCAGTCATTTTCAGACACCTCATTGTTAGTTAATAAAACTCCAGTAGCATCGCCACCTTTGTCCCATACTCCTTTTGAACCCCTAGCTTTCGTTACGATTGCTATGTGATCCAGCAGAAATGGCACACCTTCTATCAAGAGTGGCTCGCCATTCTCAGTAGTAAGTGTAATGTTACCAGCCGTTTCGTCAAATACAACGGCTGGGGAAGTCGAAATTTCGCCTTCACAAATTTCAGTTATTGCTTCTTGATTGTAAATCTTGGCAATTCCCCATACTTCATCGCCCTTAATGTAAGGCAACATAACGCTACCTACAGCACGAAGTTTAAATTCTTCGGGGGTTAATACTTGCGTTTCGGGGTGATCCATAATGACCATTAATCCATTGCAACGCTTTAAAAACTCATCATTTAAATAAAGAGAAGGGTCACGCCAAACGTGTTCGCCAATGCTGGATCGGAAAGCTAAACCTGTCCCTGTAATACGAATAGCAAATAAGCCAATATTGGCGTACATTTGCGGACTAGCCAATACGCCTTCGCTAATTAACTGAGCTATATCGGTTTCCGTTTTGGCTTTTGCTACTTTAAACGCTATTTCCATACCGGGGTGTAATGGTGTTGGTGGTGTATTAATATTGCACCAATCATAGCCTGTAGACTCATAGTTCAAAGTCACATTGCCTTTATCTACATCACGCGCGATATAAGTACAAAACTGCCCATCATCAAATAAAACTTCTAATTTGCCTTCATACTCTAAACCTGTTTCTTCCTTGCACTCGCGCCTAGCGGCGCTTTCAAGGTCTGCATCTTTTTCGTTTTGGTGTCCGCCGGGTACTGCCCATGTTTGTGGATAGTCCCCGCCATTACCACGGCGAATTAGCAATATTTCTTCATCTTTAGTGACAAACATAATACCCGCGCAACGCCCACGCGCCCCAGCATCATTGGCTACAGGCTCAACGATAGAAGGTTCTTCAGGTACAGTTTCTACGGAATCTTCTTTACAATCATTTTCAGGAACTTTATCTTCCTCGTTCCCAAGCTTTACAATTATTTCGTCAGATTTTATGCCGTTAATGTGCTGGGCAATTTGGCGAAGTTTATCCCCAATATCTTTAACTTGAAGTTTTTGTAGCTCATGGCTTAAATCAATATGAGCTTCAGGAGTTAATAGCTGTGGGGCTTCATCGCCTTTTAACAGCTTAACTTCCATTTCTTTTAATAGCAGTTCGTCAAGCCATTCAAGATCGTTATCGTCTTTATGTTTGACAAACTTTTCGCCTACTGATTTCGGAATACCAATATTGGAATGACCTGATGCCGCCGCATACATGGCTTTTCGTTGCTGTTCCGACTTGAATGGCATAGGCTAAAACCCTAGTAAATTTTTCTCGATTTTAACGCTTCTTTACCCTTTTGGGTAACCATTTCATCGGGCAATTGACTAACTCGATAAAGGTACTTATAACGACACCGACAATATACCTCCTCGCCGGGCGCGACTACATTGCTAGTATATCCATCTTTTGGCTTTACATAACCATCTTTTTGCGCCCAATTATTTTGAATTAGATAAATATTCTCATCTAATTCTTTATGATCTTCACGATAGTTATATCCCGACTGTTTCCAATTACTGTGCCATTTTGCGGCAATTGCGCCATTATCTAACGCTACGATTTCGTTAATATTAGCAATTAACTTGTGGGTTTGGTCAATAATCACGCGCCGTTCTTTGAACGGAAGCATCCCTAATTCTTTTTTAATCTGCTTTTTTTCTTCTTTTTTATCGACTACTTTGCTTCCGCCAATAGGGATTGAAGTTGCCCATCCAGAGAAGCGGCGCAACATATTACTGATAGATTCTTCGCGGTTAAATTTGATAAGATTGACCGAAGCTAGGATGCGGCGATCCAATTCAGCCCGCATTTTTGGCTTTAATCTGTCTACAGTAAATCTTGTTACATCTTTATTGACCAATCCGCCCTTCGTTACTAAACGATCAAAAGCGCCCTTTAAAGCACGTTCAAGCTCGTTTTGGAGCTTTTCGGGTGTAATTAATGATTTTACAGCCGATTTTTTAAGCTCTTTTACCCAAAAATCGAGTCTATCTTGGCTATCGAAGCCATAAATAATAAATTCATTAATGGCGGCTGTGAGGCACTCATAGAAAGTCATTGCTTTTTCTTTACGCTAATTTAGGTAAATTAGGTTGTTCTTGAATTGGAATTTCATACTCTGCAATATCTTCCATATCCAATTGCATATTAGATTTAAACATTTCCGGCATTTCAGACAAATTGTCTTGCGCCCATTGAACTAAGTTAGCCCTATTTTGCGGGTCAATTACAGGTAAAAGAGTACGAAGTACTTCAGTCATACCTTTAAGTTTAACTTCATCGGTTTTAACCAACTCGCTTGGCGTTTCCTCGATCATAGAATCCCAAGCTGGGGTAAACGCATCTTTCCATTCGTAAAAAGCTTCTTCGTAGGTCTTTCCTGCGTACATTTCAGGGTGTTTAGCTTGAACTATTTCATAAAATTGTTTATTCCATGCGCGATGCATGACAATTTTGTCAAAGAACTCGAACAGCGTTCTCATATCGTTGCGTAAGCCTGTTACATATTGAGCAATTGCAATTGCGTCTTGGCTACCTTCTGCAAAGCTATTAGCTAGGGCTTCATCTTTTAACAAGATGGCGGGTACGTCAGTAGCCGCCGCGATGTTGGCAATAATGTTATTCCTAGCCGTAGTCATGGCGGTATCAGTATTATTCAAGTCGATAGACTCAATATCCTCATCCACATCAATAGACAACACGTTACCTGTAGTACCTTGCTGGAGCATACTGCGCTTAATTCCCGCGCCTACTTGCATTAAGCGGTTCACGATTGAGCCAGATTGCTTTTGCTTAATAACCAGTAATCCAGCCTTAAACGTCACCAAATCGTCCGTCACCATAGACTGAACAAAAGACTTTAGGGGGTATAGGGCGCGTTGAAACACAGAACGACCTGTAAAGCCAAAGCCAGAAGATTGATAAGCTAAATAAATTGGCGTGTTATTAAACACAATACAGCTTCTTGATGGGTGATAAGGCTGACCTGCCGCAGTAATAAACGTCTTAGGCTTTTGAAAGTCGGGCGCGTTAGGGTTCTGATTGGTGACTGTTGAGCCAGCAAGGTTTAACGGATCAAGTTTATTAAAGTAAATATCTAAGTCAGGCAATGTCCAAGGATCAATCGGTTGATCGGTAGGGACGCCTTCAGCGCCATAGATTACGGCGGCTACGCCATAAACACGTTTTAAAAAAGTAACGTCACGGATTACATTGGTTGCATCAAGGCTATTCCATTCTTCATGGAACGCTTTAATCAACATTTCTTTTGGCTGGCAATCCATCGTAATTAAGCGTGGTTTGGATAGGGCTAATACAATCGGTTTTTCAATAATCTTAGCGGCTAAAGGGTGAAACTCAAAGATCGCTTTACAAGTCTGATAGCCTACAGGACTGCCCGGCTCTATTGCTTCCGCCTGAAGAAACTCCATCAGCGGAGAGGGTAAGCCTGTATTGGATATGGTTATTTCAGACATAGATTATTCCCTAGAAATATATTTTGCCCATAATAGCATTAGAACCCATACTTATCCCCTAGCGCAATAGCTAATCCGTAGACGGCGCAATCAAGTAGATCATCGGCACGTTTAAAAGCTTCTTTGTCACCAATCCGAAAGTTTGCCAGTTGGGTTAATAAGTGGTTTCGGGCTGTTCCTTTAAGCGTCATGGTTTTGTTAAACGCATATTCGCTAATTTTCATTTTTTCTTGATGGTAATAGCCAGACACGTTGATTGCACGTTCGTCTTTGCCAGACTGAGTTAACTTGCTATCAATCTCATGGACGTTCCATCCTCTGTTTCTACCTTGTTGGAGCAAAATCGACCCAGCGGCAGTATCTTCGATAAATGTACCTGTCACGCCGTTGCGCGACTTGCATTGTCTTGCCAATTCTTCCAATCGGCTAAACACGCTAGGAATCCAGTTTTCTAGCAAAGCGCCGTCAATATTGACCGCATCCCAATCTAAAATTGTTAAAGGTATACCTAAATGCTCATTGTATGCAAAGTAGATTACCGCAGTTGAATCATGCTCTTTGCCACCTTTTACCGCGCAATCCATTACGGCAAACACAGAATCGCACTTTTCGGGGTACTGAATTGGCTCATGGTTGACCAGCAGTTTGTCTACGGAGAAGAACGCAATTCCTGACCAATCAATGAACTCAGCCAAATACTCTTGACGAAACACCATCGGGTGGTTGCGGACTCGCTCACGTTCTAGCTCATCTAAAGGTACGTAAGGGTTTGTACTGGTTGGCGCATGGAAAGTTGCAAATCCCAAACTGTCGTCATTACACGCCGCATAGAAAAAGTTGTCTGGATCAACGCCGTTTGGCGTACTGAACACCCACGCTATTCCGCGAGTTGTCAGCATGGTCGGCTTGATTCCTTTGAACCATACATCATCTTTCATTTGCGGGGACTTAGTAAATCCAGCCTCATCAATTAGCACTAAGTCATATTCGCGTCCGCGCCCAGCTAATTCATTGTCATTTAACGTCCAAAAGTCAATTTTGCCTTTGCCGATTAGCTTCATCGTGGCTTCGTTCTTGTTTGCCGTTTTGATGATGGGGTCGAGCATATCGCGCAAGTGATCCCACGGCTCTGCTAACTGTTTATGCTCGGGCGCGAAGATTCCAACAGACTTGCCGTTTGCCGCGCCTCTTGCCGCCAACCATTCTAAAAATCGAGTCTTACCCCAACGCCGTCCGCACCTTGTTACGTTTAGACGTTTTTGTTGTTTGAATAGTGCTTCTTGCCCTTCATGCAATATGGGCAAATTAAAACCAATTTCAGTTGTCATTAATTTCTGGGTCAGGTAGCCAATTTCTTACATTGATAGTTACATCGCCGTTTGCGTCATTGTCTGGTCTAGCTGGTTTCCAGTTGTGTTTGTGGGTCAGTAAAAACTGTAACGCTTTTAAATCGCGTTCATCTATTGCTTTTTCATTGGCTACAGTAGATAGCATCATCTCATTCATGGCAGTACCGACTGAAATAGCGTTCGCTACGTTTTCATCTGATTCGCGCAATACGGCAAATGCTTTAGGCATGAAGCCTGAAGCGAGTGCAAGAGAGTCACCTGTAACGCCTTTAAAAGAGGCATCGAAAATTTTACCGAGTTCTTCTTCAGTAGCAACAATTCGATCTACTTTTACTTCAATAGAGAAAAAATTGGCTGGTAGCCCAAATATCTTCATATTCTTTCCTTTTTCCTCGTAAATAAGGTGAATATTAGTGCATTTTTATAAAAAGCACAAATTATGTCAAACAAGATTTACCTAGTGTAAAAGAATGTGTTGCAGTATGAAATTTATAAAAATTTTTTTGGGGTTTTATATTTAGCTTTTTTGCTGTATGCGGGTAGCTTTTTGAGTTTTGCTAACGGAGTTGCGTGGTGGGGGGATATTAATGACCCCCTTTTTCTTTTTTTATAGGCAAAAAAATCCCTATATAAATCAACAACTTAGCATTATAGATAATAATTGAGATAATCGAGATAATCTGCGCCTAGATAATGCAACCAGCACCCAGCAGACTGCCGATTGCGTATAATTAGCGATTATGTAAAACAAGAATCAAGGTTTTAAGGTCATATTGTCATGGTCTTATCAGTGCATTTTAGATAATGCCGGTCGCATGTTGCTGGGTGCGTCCAGAGGCGCGATAAAAATTTACCTGATAGCACCCAGCAACACGCAAACACGCAACCAGCACCAACCAAACACGCAACCCCCAGACACCCAGACACCTAGACCAGCACCTAGACCAGCACCTAGACCAGCACCTAGACCAGCACCCAGCACCCACCAAACCAGCCAAAATCCACCCCTAAAACCTAAGTCAAATTGTCAATTGTCATTGCAAAAAAAGTCGTCACGGCTGGCGCACACCCACACCAACCCCATATATTGATTTTTTGATTATTAAAATCCTCATAAGGTATAACAATTTAGCCAAACAACCCCCCCAAAACCTGTATCTATATGGCTTGCGTGTTAAGTCATTTCACCCACCCAGAATGACAATCCAGACCCCATTTTTGACAATTTGACATAGCGTTTTAGCACTACGTCAAATTGTCAGAAAACAATTTGACCTATAGAGAGCAAACCCCCATAATCGGGTCTGGGCAATCCACGCTCAAATTTGATTAAACCTAGAGGAGAAAATCAAAATGGACTTACAAACCTACATTAGGAATTTTGGCAATAGCAGTAGCACTAACGCAGATAAGCGCGTTTTAATCCGTTCACGTTACGCACCAGACAGACGCGCCACACGTTATGAGCGCGCACTAGGCGCGTCCAGCGCGCAAAATCCTACGCGCTATCTACGCGCTAAAGTCGCATGGAAAATACTGGGCAAAAACCTAACAGACGCGATACGCGATGAAGACCCCCAGAGCGCGCTAGACGTTATCAACCAGCATCTAAACTTAGGGCGCGCGCGTTGGCTAGATACGTTGCGCGACTTATTTTTAGATCAATTTGACGAGTGCCATGACTGTGACGATTTATTTTTGGACGGCGATTTGTGCTCAATTTACGATGGGGATTACTACGTCTGCGAAGACTGCCGTTCTAGTAGATATCACTACTCAGACAGGCGCGATATGTACGTGGCAGACGATGATACGCAGGACGAAGACGAAGACGAAAGAGAGAATAATTCTGTTATCGGCGAATATCACTCAAGCAAACACGAATTAGGGCATATCCCCAGCAAGTATGACGACAGGAAAACACGCGTCTTACTGGGACTTGAATTAGAGATGGAGATTGGTGAAGGATATGACCGCTACAACAAAGCAGGAGAGCTACTGGGCGCGCTGGGGTATCACACGGAAGCTGGCGCGCAGTACGCGCTCTGCGAGCAGGACGGATCACTAGATTGTGGCTTTGAAATGGTCACCGGATATACAGGGTTAGACGTTCACGCCCAGCAGTTAGCATTTTTCAAGCAAAGGTTTGCAGGTGCTAAATCGCACAACACTAGAACGTGCGGACTACACGTTCACGTCTGCAAAGCGGGAATGTCATTACTACACGCAAGCAAATTAGTTTTGTTTATCAACGATGAAAAGAATCACGACCTTATTAAAACAATCGCCAGACGGACGGAATCGTCCTATAGCGTGTTTAAGGATAAGAGCGTGGATAAGTCGTGGATTAAAGACGCAGTACGCACCGCGCACCCAGAGACACGCGCAACGCAACCAGACGATTACGAACGCGACTACCGCAACGGGTCGCGCAAACGCAACGCGCTCCGCAATCTAAACTCTAGCCGTTACGAAGCCTTAAATTTTAATAACGAGAAGACAGTAGAATTTAGACTGTTTAAAGGCTCGCTCAAATACACAACTATTATGGCGTGTTTAGAGTTCTCGTTCATATCGTGGTTCTTTGCTCGTGATACGTCCCAGACGCAACTTACAACTGCGAATTTTCTGCAATACATCTGTTTGGAAAATAACAGACGCGATACCCGCTATCTGCGCGAGTATTTGTCGGAAAAGGGATATACGCTACCCTTTAAACCTAAAGCAGATACACGCGCCGACCAACTGCGCGCTGGCAATATTGTTGTTACAAAAATCGAAACAGTCACAGCAAGCAACGCGCCGTCTGGCGTCCGTCTTACTGGTATTTCAACAATCAACGACAACGAGGAATTCTAATAATGTGTCTACTAATCAACCAACCAACCACCGCGCCGGTACTACCAGCCCATTGGCTCTCCGACTTTTTCAGTTATAACTCTGACGGCGTGGGCGTGATGTACTCGGAAAACAACTGTCTTATCATGGAGAAAATTCTCCCAAAAACAGACGCGGAATTTATTGCATTTTATAACGCGCATATTGCTGGGAAGGACTGCGCGTATCACCTACGCATGCGAACGCATGGCGACACCGACCTAGAGAATTGTCACCCCTATATGGTCTTAAACCATGCAGAGCACGGCATGGATTTAGCCCTTATGCACAATGGGATTTTGAGTACTGGCAACAAAGCAGACCCCAGCAAGTCGGATACGTGGCATTACATACGTGATTATTTGCGTCCCATGCTATCTGGCAACCCTGAATTTTTTATGCACCCAGCCTTTTCTAAAATTGTTGGCGACCATATAGGGTCTGGTAACAAGTTTGTTTTGATGGATAACGCGGGACGTGTCGCGACTATCAACCAGAACGCTGGCGTGTTTTGGGGAGGGTTATGGCTCTCCAACACTTATGCGTGGACTGCGCCGTCCAATACCAGTAAGAGCGCGCCAGTAAGCAAGAAGGCGTCAAAACTGGTAAAGCTGGCAACCCAGCAAGTAAACCAAAAACCAATACGCCAGACCTACGCACCCACCTACGGATACTCTCGCGCTGGGTATGGTCTTGCTGGGTCGCAAGTATATCCAAGCTGGGACGACGACGGCGCGGGCTGGGAGGACAACTGGAAAACTACGCCCAGCACCCAGACCGGCGCGCGAAATACTCGCTGGGACTTTGACGACAACGTGGCGGAATATCTCATGGTCTTATCTGACATGGACTTAGACAAAGCGTCTAGCGTATCTCTAGCGTCCAGCGTTGATTTTGCGGAGATGTACGGAATAGACGCGTTCGCGGAGATTTGTGAAATGACAATAGACGGCGATATATCGGAGGAATGGTTCGTCAACCTGATAACAGACCCAGCCAAAGCGCGCGCGACTTTCGCGTGGCTTAAACCCTTAAACAATTACGAGGACGCATGATGGAAAACAATAAACAACCAACAATCTGGGACATACTAGGCGCGTGTCTATTAGGTGCGCTACTAAGCGCAGTTCTATTCTGGGAGCATATCCCCGCGCTATTTAGATAAACGCCACCAGCAACCCAGCAGACCCGCCTAGTGCGGGTCTTTTTTTGTTTGTTATTCTCGCGACCCGCGCACCCAGATAACAAACGTATGTCAAAAACCCCCCCAGTTTTAACAAACAACCCAGACCCAGACCCAGACCCAGACCCAGACCCAGACCCAGACCCAGACCC